CCGACACAGGCCCCGACACAGGCCCCGACACAAGCCGAATACAAAAGCATCGTTGATCTATCCGTGGTTTTGTACGAGCAGGGATATTGTGGTCTAGATGTCATTGAGTTTCTTCGTAATAGCCCACACATGAACCAAATCAAGAAATATGAACTGCTTATTATGTTCGATAAGGTACGCAAGGAGTTTAGAAACGAGAAATTACTATTGCTGTTTATACTTCATTTTATAGTATTTCGTTGTAATCGGAGTTTAGAAAATATATCATTTATGTAAATCCTCATATCACGGACTATGGATGATTATTCGGTTACTTCATTATACGAATCGAAAAACGAATGGGCGACTCGATTGGTGAATATTCTGTGTCCTCTCATCCAAGAAGGATTCCGGTCCATCTTCGACGAGGCGCTGAAATTATGTGTTGGAAATAAGGAGAATGACAAATACCTCATGACATTTCAGAACCTTCTCTCGCGAGTTCCAAAATGGAATCCGAATATCATCAAAGAAGAGACCGCACGAATTAAGGAGCGAAGTACCTGTGGCTATTTAGAAGACCTCATAACATGTGTCCACATCATTCATTTGAAGTGTATGACGGTGATGCGTGTCGGAAGCAAACAGAAGAAGGTTGATATAAAACTCCCTGAATTGTCCGACTTTGTTCATAAGGTATATGTGAATAGTGCGCGGAAATTGTATTCTAATATGTATATTTTTAAGAAGGGTAATCATCCGCTTGACATCCAACGCAATAATCGCGAGTTCGAGATTATCGTGAAGGAATGTATTTATAATACGATTCGTGATAATATACCCATAGAGGACCTGATTAAGATGTATTTAGAAGAAACCATCGAAGATGTAGTGGAAGTCACTGAGAATGAAGAAGTTATTCAACAAGAACCAATTATATCTGAAGCCGACGCCAATCTCTCGGCACGTCGACGCAACTCATCAACACGCCGTCGCCGGCATCGTGACCGTATAGGCGGTGGCGGCGGAGACGACGGAGACGACGGTGGCGACGGTGGCGACGGTGGCACATCGTCATCAGTAGCATCCGAACAGCTTGATTTTGTTGGCGAATTAAATGGCAGCAGCAGCACCGGCAGCGGCGGCGTATCATTTGGAGATAATGAAGTTCGCACATTTGAAACCGACTCTAGCGAGAGAAGGAACGAATATGACGCAGACGACGCCGATGCTGACGACGATGATAGCGGCCGAATCCAAATTGGTGCGGATATTCAATTGGATACAATGGATATACATTCATTGAATGAAACACAGAATATCAACGCACCGCCATTGTTGGATGATATAGAGATATTATAATATCCGTGATATTAGTAGTAATATCATTGATAATCGTAAATAATAATGGCTGACGAGGATGAAGATGAGAAGAACTCCCACTGGTATAATAATATAATATTTATTGATTTTGTTATTTTTTTAGGTTCATTTCTATTTTTAGCAATTGCCGGAGGTATTATGTATGTATGTTACCCGCCAGTTATGATGGCATTTCAAACGTAAGCACTCGCCGCAGCCGCCACAGCCAGTATTTCGTATAAAACCACATTTGTTTATTGAAGCTGTATGTATATAAGTTTAGCGATTATTATATACATTCATTCTCTTAATTATTCATTCACAGTGAATTATGTCATTTACGACGAGCTTGTTTGTTATCGGTGCGATCATAGCTACCGTTTATTTCTTATTGAAATTCCTGGAAATGCGATTCGTCGACAATGATAACAAAAAATCAATCAAGGTCCTTATACGTGATACAATAATCGTCTGTATTTCTTCAGTGGTAGGCGTGTATTTGTTAGATCAATTTAAGATGTTTGACAGCGGCAGCGGCAGCGGCAGCGGCAATGACTCCAATGGCATTGGCTCCTCCTCACCTGCGGTATTTGTAGATACGCCCGGGTTCTAGTCGTCTTTTGATTTAGGCACCGGTGCCGGTGCCGCTACTCCATTTTCATAATAATGTTTCCCAACCCGGTTCAGATTGGATAACATCAACCGCCACGCAGTCATATATGAATATTCGGTGTATTTTAGACATGCGTGTCCATCGGCGGCATCGGCGGTCGCCCATTTCTCGCAAAACCTGCGCACATATGGAGCCGCAAGCGCATTCTTATACTGCGGCATCGACGGAAATAAATGATGCTCGATTTGGAAATTGAGATACCCCATCACCCACGATACCAGTGCGGATTTCGTGGATATATTTACAGTATGCCCGACCGCGTATTCAAACCACAGGAGGTGTTTGTTTTCAGGGATGACGCCCGTAAATGTATGTGATAGAGAAAAGTGTCCAAAAAGACACACGATACCCCAAAAATTTATTATCATCAGTAGGAAATACGCCCCGATTATTCCTCTTTCGCTGGTGTAAAATATATACGGCAACACGACATGCGATGCGGACATACACACGATTTCAAATGACGCTGATACATGCTGTTCTCTCGTCCGCGCAGAACAAAGCGTGCGAAATATCTTCTTAGGGTGAAGATAATACAACCAAAACAAATGAATGAGTATTCCATTGACCAGAGGCAAGAATGTCCACGCCTGAAGTCGCATCCACCACCGGTTCATAAATCGTGCGGCTATTTTTCCGTTTGTATTCTCTTCGAATGCGCGGTCGAAAAACGCGACAAATGGAGTGGTATCCAGGTCGATATCGTGCTTGATTTTCTGCGGAGTCGCGTGGTGACGGGTATGCATCGAATTCCAAACGGACGAACTAAACCCGCTACATCCCATTGTAAACGATTGGATGGCGCGGTCGATACCCTTGTTTCCGGTAAAACTTAAATGACCGCATTCGTGCATCGCCCATCCGCAACGGGTTTTAAATACAATAAACGATAGAAGCGAAGCATAAATGTTGTAGGATGCGAGCCACGCCCCCATCCCGAAATAGAACGCGATTTCAAGCAAGCGGAAATAAACGTGGATATAATCCGGTTCGAAGCAGCCCTGGTTGACGAGGTTGGTCCGCATCTCTCGGAAATCGGCGGTCATATCCTGCTGACGCTGGGTCATTTGAAACTCGGGGGCGAGCGCATGCGCCGGGATGGGTTCCGGGCCGCAATTGTATTCTGGTAATGAACGAAGCACATTTCTCGCGATAGGCGACCGGTAATGAAACTCGCGGAATACTTCGGTAGCATCACCGGCGTTCTTCGCATAATTAATAATACTTCCGCCGGGATGCTTGAACTCGGTGATGTCGTAGGTCGTGCCGTCGATGAGTATTGTGTCGCGTGGAACGCTGTCTGCTGTATCCATTACGTATATAATCTACTGTAGAATATAATCTACTGTAGAATATATTCTACTGTTTATATAACATTTTCCATAAAATGGATGCGGTCACATTATCCACGTGACCGACTCTACTCGTGACCGACTCTACTCGTGACCGACATACCATAATAATCATACTAAACAGAAACAACAAATTATAAACAACAAATTATAATATATAGCAATAATAATAATTATCGTAATGTGTAAAATAAGTTTGAACGTGTATGAAAAATTAAGTTCATCTTCTGATAAACTTCGGATACAACCCGTCTGCCCAGCGAAGTCCGCACCACAAATATTTCCTTCATATAATATGAATACCGCACATAAAAATAGCACAGTAACTAATTCACATACGAATATTATAAGTAAACATGAATATAATGGTTCCGGCCATTATACAACGACATACAATAAAACAACCCAATCCCAAATACTCGATGATTCCAAATACGAAACAACCCTCATTGATTTTAAATTCGTCAAGGATGACTCGGGTATCAACGAACTGACGCGTGTATTTCTTGATAAAATAATGACAAAATACGCAGGACAAACCGCGTTAAGACGGTGCTTTCAAATGTTGAATACAACAGGGTTCGGTGTAATTAGTCACGATGATTTCACCGCATCATTATATATGCTTGGTATTCGATTTTATACAGATCAGGATTTTACTACATTTTATACAAAGGTCGCCGGTGGTGCGAATAAAATGATTACATATATATCATTTAAGAAGTTTATTGAAGAACAAAACGAGTTTACACGATGTTGTGAACTGTAATATAGCAAATACTATTTTCAGTATAAACATATGATAAAATTGATATACCGTATATATAATCGCATATCATGCCACACAAACAACAATGTCAAACAAATTGTTATCCCAGATTGAAGCCGGATGCGATGGAAGAATGAAACTTGAGAATGGGAAAATCGTGTTTGAGTTGGGGTCACATATGGTTGCTCCCCCTCCTCCTAGCGCTCCACCTCTTATGGCAGATGATTCAGTTGTTGATGAATTGAGAACTGAATTGCGGGAAACAAAACAACGGTTGGCTGTTCTGGAACAACAAGTCCAACAATTGTTTAAGTTTCGGGAAGCGGTTTTCTCCCCTGCCATAAACGACACGTATGGAAATAGGGTGGACTTTATAAATTTCAATACCAATTTCATAAAGTTCATTGAAGCAGGTGCGGCAACATATGATGTAATGATTGGAAATCATCCTACTCCATTTTGGTATGGTAATCGGAATGTTGGACGCGTCGCGTTAACAATGACCGACATTATAAGACTTATGAAGACTAACCTACGCGCTGATATGATGAACCACATCGTCATTCAACCTCGCCAAACGATTACCCCCGATTGCGGGATAATCATAAAGTTCATCATTGACTGGATGGCAACATCGCCCAACAACATTGAAATAACAATAATGAACACTGGTGCGACTCTTGCCATTGGATTTGTAGTCGGTCTTTGTGAGCAACTGAACCACGAAAAACTATCAAAGCTGAAAATCACTCAAGCGAAAATCAGCGAACAGACCGAGTTGAGGAATAAGGTAGATAAGACCCTATTCCGAAAAATCGAAATCGAAAATTTGGTGCCATCCGTGTAACTAGGATGTCGTTTATTCAAATACTATTTTCAGTATAAACATATGATAAAATTGAAATCATATGTTTATTGTTGTAATAACGCATCGTTCGTTTATTATACGCACACACACACACACTACGATGGCTTCTGAATCTATTGTTGCTCCGGAATCTGTATCTGTCGCCGTTGCCTCCGATTCCGAATACTGGCCTCGCACCGCGTCAGCCGCGAATGCGTGGGACTTCTCGTATATGAACGACTCGCTTTCTACAAGCAATTTGAGAGATGGACTGCTCGCAGTCGTCCGCGCCGCCGAATCACCTGCGGTCAAGACCAAGGAAATCGACGTATGGAAATATTTATCCAATTACAGCCCACCCTCCGACCGCGGATTCATGTTTAGTGGGGGCGATGACTGGATCATCACACTCGTCCAGAATGAAATGGAGGTCGGTCATTCCGGATGTAGTATGGGATGGACAATGAGGAATATCGAGTTCATCGCGAAGAATGGACTTCCGGCGCACCGAGATATGTATCTGAACCGCAGCCGCTAGTCGTAACATTCCCGGATTTCATTCCCGGATTCCGGATTCCATTTCATCAACTACATTCCATTTCATCAACTACATTCCATTTCATCAACTACATTCCATTTCATCAACTACATTCCATTTCATCAACTACATTCCATTTCATCAACTACATTGATTCCATTCCATTTCATCAACTACATTGATTTCATCAACTACATTCCATTTCATCAACTACATTGATTTCATCAACTACATTCCATTTCATCAACTACATTCCATTTCATCAACTACATTGATTCCATTCCATTTCATTCCATTTCATCAACTACATTGATTCCATTCCATTTCATTCCATTTCATACGACGGTAACGTATCCACATTCATAACAATATGTGTATTTCGACCATCTTTCAGGAACTTCGCCGCAATGGCCGCATGCTTCTTATATTTTTTATACGTGATTTTATACTCATCAAATATCGGATTGTGGATCTCGGCCGAAGGGATGTGATTGTGAACCGACCGTGTAATCATCTTATACAGTTTAAAATCCGGGTATCGCTCCTCTCCACTCGATTTATACAGAACATTACGCCCCTTATCATCCATCGTCCATTTCACGATTAACCGAATCACTGGGTCAGTTTTACACAGCTTTTCCACTTTACGCAGGTCATATATGAAATAATCAAATAGTGCGCATGCGAACCGGCACAAATCAAAACTGTAGTTCGGTTCTACTGTGGGTTTGTCCACATTATAATATGGCGGGAAATTGTATTGCGTGGCGGCGTCGCCTTTCGGGTGGAAACTGTCGCTACAGATGAGCTCCCCGCGGAACTTGTAAATCGCCCGTCCGAAATCGATGATTTTAAAGATGCGGCCATACGTGGGCACCTTATAATACTGGTCTTCGTAGAGGTAATAAAGAAACTCTTCGGTGGTTTCAATAAACATAACATTGTTCGTATGAAGGTCGTTATGTGTGAACGCAAACATCTTCTGGTAAATAACAAGCGTCATAATCACCTGGAATAGAATAGACGACCACTCTTCTTTTGTCAGTTCATCTGTCATCATGATATGGTCCAGGGTGCTTACACACTTTTCAAGGAGAATCGCTTGAACAGGGAAGTCCTTGATTTTAACGATGATATTTTCATCATCGCTCTCATATGAACCGTCGCTGCCGCTGTCACTGCTGTCGCTGCTGTCGCTGCTGCCCGTGAACGAAGTATCATCCACTTTGATAGTGTCTTTTTTTTCGTCGCCGCCATCACTGCCGTCGCTGCCGTCACTGTCGCCACCGTCACCGTCACTGTCGCCACCGTCACCGTCACCGTCGCCACCGTCACTGTCGCCACCGTCGCCACCGCCACCGTCACCGTCACCGCCACCGATTGTACTTTCTACCGCATCATCACCGTCTATCGTAGTATACGATGAATTTGACTGCGATGAATCACTATCACTAGAATAATCCTGGTCTCTCGTGCGGTCCTTATGATTCAGTTTCGTTTCAGCGCCCCCACCATCTTGCTGTAGGTTTTGACTCATCAGGTCTTCAACATTCAATTCGACCATTTCAGGTGCGGTGGACGCGGCGGTGGACGCAGGTGTATCGATTACGACACACTCTGATTCGATTGGTGTAGCGGTCGAATCGCATTCTTCAACAACTACCGTATCAAGAATATGAAGCCTGTTTTTATTATTTGATTCATCATCGCCCTCCGTCGACGTGCCAATCATCGGTTTCAACTTATTACGGAGTTTCATTAATTTACTCACATTGATATCCGAGATGTCGGATTCGTCTTCGCCAAATTGTGAATAATCAATCGTGAAGAGTTCGTTCTCGTATGTATTGAAAAACGAGCATCCAACAAGATACTCGATATCATCAAATACATTCGTGGAAAATTCGCGTTGCTTACATAAATAACTGCCATAATAATCCAGCCCATGGACGACTCCGTGGGTATGAAGTGCTTTGCTCGTTAAGTAGGAGAAAAACCCGTCAACATACGACGCATTGTTCACGTTTAGCATTTTCTCTTCACAATCCGCGGAACTCGAATTGTATTTGGGTAGCGACATTGTTTTCGTATCATTGATATTATATTTACCCGATAAATACCGGATAGGGTCAAGTAGCGGCGAATACTTCACAAATATCGGCGCATTATGCGCATCGCCAGCATCATCCCCAATCACCGTTTCAAGATGGTTTAGGGTTTGATTCGTTTCGGCGTGTTCACTCGAATGCTCGATAATATTCTGTAAATAATACTTTTGGTTCAATTGGATACTGTTATAATTGGACTCGTTAATATCGAAAAATCGCGAATAAATCGGAGTAAAATTCTGGATATCAAATAATAGCGCGGTTTCTATCTTCTCCGGAGTATACTTATGTTTCCGATAATGTAATTGGAATAATGTCGGTGACGTCGGCGTCTTCGGCGTCTTCGGTGTCTTCGATATAGACATGTTGTTCCTAAATGAAATACTGGTATGATTGTTAAATAGAAGTTATAAATTAGTTTTAAACGGGGGCTCCGCCGCATCCCGATTCGTAAAAAATGTCATTAAATAATATATGCCATTTTTATCACCATTTACTCGATTCGTCGTGATTGCGTGTAAATGAATTTAGAACTCGCGAAGTTTGATATGAAGGCCATCAGCTTTCGACCCGATGAAAATAAGGGGCCCGTTATCGTTCTCATTGGGCGACGTGATACAGGTAAAAGTTTTCTCGTTCAGGACTTGATGTTTCACCACCAGGATATCCCCATTGGAACCGTCATCTCAGGGACAGAAGCCGGCAACGGGTTTTTCGCGGCCCATGTGCCAAAACTATTCATCCATGACGCGTATAACACCGCAATCATCGAAAATATTCTCAAGCGCCAAAAGGCGGTCCTGAAGCAGGTGAAGAAGGAACAGGATATGTATAAGAAGTCGTCCATTGACCCGCGTACATTTGTTGTATTGGATGATTGTCTGTATGATAACAAGTGGACGAAGGATGTGATGATGAGGCTTTTGTTCATGAACGGGCGTCATTGGAAGGTCATGTTAGTCATCACAATGCAATATCCCCTGGGTATCCCTCCAAATCTCCGCACCAATATCGACTACGTTTTTATCCTCCGCGAGCCATATATTGCGAATCGTAAGCGAATCTATGACAATTATGCGGGTATGTTCCCCACTTTTGAGAGCTTTTGTCAGGTCATGGACCAGTGTACCGAGAATTATGAGTGTCTCGTCATCAATAACAACGCGAAATCGAACAAATTACAGGACCAAATCTTCTGGTATAAGGCACAACAGCACGGGCCATTCAAGCTGGGCAGTAAGGAGTTCTGGGAAATATCGAAGAATCTCGGTTCTGATGACGAAGGAGAGCAGTCGTATGACCCAAACGCCTCGAAAACCAGTAAGGCGCCGAAGATTAACGTGAAGAAGAGTAAGTGGTGATGGAAAGTTGCTCCTCTTACTCCTCATTTTGGAGTAGAAAGATGTCAAAATTAGCATTAAATAGAATCCGATTTAGGATATACCAAAGCGGTTTGCCGAAATTAGCATTTTACCCCTATTTTTTTCGCTTTTTTAAATAAAAGTGACAACCAGTTCACCATTGCTTTCATAAATATCGCTTTCATTTATAAAAGCGACCAATCACATATTCACCGCTTTTATAAAATCCACTTTTGATTTATAAAAGCAACATTAACCGCCTATTTATCCGATTCAACACATCCGACACGTCAAACCCTGGTTCATTCGGATTGTAACGTATTATTGCGTAACCCTGATTCTTGATGAAGTCCTCTCTCACCGCCTCGTCCACAGCAGACCTGTCGCGATGCCCGTATTCGTCACATTCTATTACAATCAAATCGTCCGTGAAGCACAAATCCGCGAAATACGGTCCAATCTGAAACTGTCGGGACATTGCGCGTAAACCGCGATACGCATTTTCAATAAACCCGATGGTCTGTCCTTCAATACACATTGGGAATTTGACACACTTCACATTATCTGACACGTCTACAATGTATTTACTTCTCAACTTGAATGAGTTTTTCAGCAGTTCAAATGCTTCTTTCGTCAGCATATATACGATACGGTTATGACCTCCGTGTTTTCTCGTATCGCCAACACCAGTAACTCGTGACTTTATATAATGAATATTCTCTCGATAGTTCTTCTCCAAATGTAATGTTAATTGGACCTTTTGTGTATTGAAATGACAAACCAACTCCTCCAAATCACACGTGAACTCGGGCATAATGTAAATACGGTGTATTATATATTACAGTTATCCACGGTCTATTTATTTCAATTTTATCTTGCTTTATTTTCTACTACACTAATTAAAGTGTTTGTATTCGTTTTTCTTGCCCATATAAATATTTTGTATTGTATGTTCACTTGTAATTTTAATAATATTTTGAGTTAATTCATTCAACCAATCATATCTATCATTCCATACATCTTCTTGAATAATTCTTATTATAGAATAACCATTTTCATTCGCGCATTTTTCTTTGTATTGGTCATTTTTAATTTGTTCTTCTGGTGTTTTCCAATTCCCGACTTGAACAAAATGTTGATTTCCATCTAATTCAATAATAATTTTTTGTTCTTCTAATACAAAATCAAATGGAAGAATTCGACTGGTAATTTGACTTTTACACCAATCCGCGCGAAACTGTGAAATAATATTTGGATAGGATTGTAATAGTTGTTCATATAATTTTTTTTCAGTTTTATTTACACAAATTGGACACCAAGAATTTACTCCAGTAATATTAGATAAAGCACTTTCAAATTCGTGCCCGTATTTACAATTAAACCAATATTTATTACCAGAATGTTTAAATACTTGTCTTGGTTTTACATCACCATTTTTATCACTCCAATAGTTTGATTTTTCATGTGAAGCAAATGATTTTTCAAAACAGGTTTGACAATCTTTATTTTCACATATTTTTTGATTGGCGCAATAAGAACACCAAGAATTATGTCCGGCAACGTCGTTTAACGCAATTTTGAATTCATGACAACAAGTAACACAATTAAACCAATATTTTGTATTTGCCGATTTAAATACTTGTCTTGATTTTACATCTCCATTTTTATCGCTCCATTGATATGACTTTTCGTGTGAAGCAAATGATTTTTCAAAGCAAGTTTTACAATCTTCTTTTTCGCATAGTTTTCGATTAGCACAATAAGAACACCCACAATTTCGACTGGTAATACAATTTAAAACACTTTCAAAATGATGACCACAATTACAATTAAACCAATATTTATTATTTGCCGATTTAAACACTTGTCTTGGTTTTACATGACCGTTTTTTTCACTCCAATATTTTGATTTTTCGTTTGACGCAAATGATTTTTCATAACAACGATGACAATTTTCATTTTCACATAATTTTTGTGGGGGATTTGAACAATAACAACACCAAGATTTTTTTCCAGTAATTTGGTTTAAAGTGATTTCAAATTGATGACTACAATCGCAATTAAACCAATATGTATTACCAGAATGTTTGAAAACATGTCTTGGTTTTACATCTCCATTTTTCTCACTCCAATATTTTGATTTGTCGTGTGAAGCAAATGATTTTTCATAACAACTTTTACACTCTTCATTTTCACACAATTTTTTATTAGAGCAATAAGGACACCATCTATTTCCGGTAATACCGCATAAAGCAGTTTCAAATTCATGACCACAATCACAATCAAACCAATAGTTTGTATGTGATGATTTAAATATGTGTCTTGGGTTTACATCTCCATTTTTCTCACTCCAATATTTTGATTTTTCGTTTGAAGCAAATGATTTTTCAAAGCAGGTTTGACAATCTTCTTTTTCACATAATTGTTTAGGTGGAGTACTACAATACGGACACCAAGTATTTATTCCAGTAATATGAGTTAAATCACTCTCAAATTGATGACCGCAAACACAATCAAACCAATATTTTGTGTGTGAAGATTTAAATACCTGTCTTGGTTTTACATTACCGTTTTTATCGCTCCAATATTTTGATTTGTCGTGTGAAGCAAATGAATTTTTGAAACAACTTGGACAATCTTCTTTTTCACATAATTTATGTGGGATCTTTGAACAATAAGGACACCAACGATTTAGTCCAGTAATTTTGTTTAACGAACTATTAAAATCATGTCTACAATCGCAATCAAACCAATATTTATGTCCAGAAGATTTGAAAACCTGTCTTGGTTTTACATCACCGTTTTTCTCGCTCCAATATTTTGATTTTTCGTGTGAAGCAAATGATTTTTCAAAGCAGGTTTGACATTCTTCATCATCGCATAAATGTTTTGAACCACACATTTTGCTTTATCATATAAATTTTATAACAAAATTTTGAATCAATTTAATTACATTAATCAATTTAATTACATTAATCAATTTAATTACATATTAATATCTAGAGCGTTATGCGGATTCCGAAGGTTTTTCCACGGCCAAAATGAGCCGCAGCGTAAAAGACAAAACAGTCTTCAATGATTATTATTACTGTGTAGCGGTTTAATCTGTTCGATAAACCGTATTACTCGCAGTAATAATAATCCACATTTTTGTGGGTCAGTGTAATTCAAACACTTATTCAGATGACTCCGTATCCGCACCCGACGATGCCAACCGTGACAACCCGTGGTCACTATTCTTATCCATCACGACATCCTCGCTCTCAAACAGCTCCTTGCGCATCTCTTCCACGGTCATCGATACAGACGCAGTCTCATCTCCCGCATTCCAAATACCGCCGCCGACGCTCTCGCTCGCTGTGCCCGCACCCGCACTGCTCTCGCTCGTGCTCTCGCTTTCACGCGGCTTCGCATCCACCAACGTCTCGCCATCCTTCGCCAACATCTGCGTGAGCTTATTCCCGCTATCCTTCGCCAACTTGATATTCTCCTCAATCGCCTTCGTCTTCGAATCCTTGACACGCTTATCAAACTCAGTCTTCGCCTGTTCCTCGTTCTTCTTCTTCTCCGCCATCAACTGGTTCAGGGTCTCCTCCATATACTCAACCCGACCGGTCTTATACGCCTCCGGGTGGAAGGGAACCCACATACCGACAGGACCGACGTAGACGTCGTGGTTCGGGTCCACCTCACGCAACATCTGGCAACGCAATTCCGCCTCCTTCTGCGACCCGAATACACCGCGCACTTTCAAACCGCGGATACTCGTCTGGAAGTTGTGCTTCTCGCCAAACTCGTTCTCGAGATCATCCTCATGCTTATCTAGGAAAGTCTTGTATTCGTCATAGATGTTCGTCTTTTGAAGAGTGGCCTTCTCCTCTTTAGCAAACTCCTGAAAATCCGTCGAAAGCTTATCGAAATTCACGTGGTACTTAAACGAAACGAAGTTAAGGAATTGGACGAACTTCTCCATCGACTTTTGATAGTCCCAATAGTGAAGAAACTTCTCGAAAAAAAAATGGTCCTTCTGCTTCAAAATGGATTCTGGGGACACGAACGACAAACATGCGAACTTTTGGCCCGCAATAGGCTTGTCCTCCTCCAACAAATCAATATATTTAGAATTGACAACACCGATGTTGGATTGTTTCAGTTCAACGCCAAGTGGCGCGGCGGACGACGAATCAGATGAAGTAGCGTACATATGAAATAACGACGATATAATATACTACATTATAGATATTTAAGTGTTTTAAACGCATTTTATAGATTCAAATACTTATTCGATTCCATTCCATTACACCAACCGAAAAGAAAAATGATACAATAATGTAAATCAAACAAACATAAAGATTATTTAGTGTATTCAGATAGGTAATATTGAGATGTGGTTACTTCCCTTTATGGTTCAGCAGTTACAAGTGAGTTGATAAAACAAATATACCTTGTAACAAATTGCTACTCATTTCGTCCTTCACCAGATTTACTGGGTTAAGTTGGACTATCGTAAGGTGGAATTCCTTACTATTGATATTGGAAGGAACTAATAATCCCTTCAACACCGAATAAACCATTTAGAAAGTTTTACTTAATTGTATCATTTTTCTTTTTGGTCGGTGTAATGGCAATTCATAAATAATAATTTCTTTCCATTATTTATAATAATATTTCAAATGACCGCTGGAGTTTTTGATTTAGGCGAACTCGTGAAGAGAACCATTAAGTATTTGGTGGAGGGTATTATGGTGGCTGTCGCTGCTTATGCTATTCCTAAACGCAGTTTGGCGTTTGATGAGGTTGCTCTTATCGCACTCACCGCTGCCGCAACCTTTAGTATCTTGGATACTTATGTCCCCAGTTTGGCTGTGTCCGCCAGGACCGGTGCTGGCTTCGGTATCGGTGCGAACCTCGTCGGATTCCCCACCCCTCTCCGCGTGTAAAATCGCGTAGCAGATGGTGCACCACCGCCGCAGCCGCCGCGACGACGACGACGACGACGACATACGACGTCTGTAATATATATATTTAACTATATTACAGAATTATGGTAGTTTTACCAAAAATAAATGAGTTTCGCACATTCATAGGGTTACCTGCGCAGAAAAAGGAAAGCGGCGCTGTCACTGAAATGCGCGAACGGTTCGGTTCGTATTATTATCATATCGTGGAACGCGACCCTGACCGATACCGCATCCTTGTTGCTTTAGGAATAACATATATTATTGTTCTACTCGTCCAACAAAAACGTTATTATTGGTGGTACCCAACATTTAATCTCACGATATCCGGGTTCGGTAAAATGTACCCCGACAGTAAGACCGAGATAAATACCGTCATCACCGAATACATTATGAAACGAATGCCGAGCGATGTCGCGTTTTTCCGGCTGACAGATATGAATCCCGCCGCCGCATTCACAACCGTAATCAAACCCGACGAAATGTCAGTCGCGGAAATGGACCGGATTATGACGGGAATGCGTGTCATATTTATTACAACAATGCTGAAACGGATCTACAATCGTGCACGACCGGCGCACGTCGCACCCGAAGTCATCAATGAAGCGAACGGGACATTATTACGGTCAGACTCCGCGGATACACCGTCATACCCGTCAGGTCACGCAGTCCAGACATATTATTTAGCTAAGGCACTATCGCTGAAGTTTCCCGCCAAAACCCACGCACTCATGGAGGTCGCGACCAAGTGTGCGAATATCCGGATTATGGCGGGGCTTCATTACCCGAGCGACCGCGATTTTGGGTGGTGGGTCGTGGACCATTATTTGACGGATATCTAGCGGATCGCCGTCACCGCCTCCTATTCGGCGGATTCTTCGGGCACCTCGGTTCACCGTCACCGCCTCCTATTCGGCGGATTCTTCGGCTACCCGCCGTCACCGCCTCCTATTCGGCGGATTCTTCGGGCACCTCGGTTCACCTCGGGTAGCCGTCACCGCCTCCTATTCGGCGGATTCTTCGGGCACCTCGGTTCACCTCGGGTAGCCGTCACCGCCTCCTATTCGGCGGATTCTTTACCAAGTCCAGCATCAGATTCTCATAATCCACGAAATGGTTCTCTATATCACTATACCCCGGCCGCTGTGTGACGCAAATCGGAGTAATGAGATACCATCGGTCCGTGCGCTGAAGTTGTTTCCAATACGCGTCGCACGCAAACGAACCTACATCGCCCGGATTGGCCTCCAGTTGCGCGACTCCTTCTTCAAAATTGCGAAGGAGTGTGTCATAATACCGGCTACAAACCAAATAGCACCCAGTCGTCTGGCAATTCGCAATCCGAAAACAGCACGGTGATTCTATCTTGAACGGCGGGTAATTATTCCCCGAAAACAGCACGACATCCCAATTATCTTGAAAATTCGATAAAAAAGAGGTCACCTGACTCGAGAGGACCGCTGGATGTTTCACCAGCACATCATCCTCCATAATAAGGACGTGGTCCCATCCGTTACGTTTGGCGAAGCGAATACACTCGATATGACTTTTAGAACAACCGACAGCACCGCGATCGTGCTTGATGGCCGAAAACCGCGTAATGGGGAAAAATGTGTATTCATTTGGATACATCCGGTATAATTCTTCAAAATGCGACTCAAATTGTGCACGACGGTCGGGCCGTGAATCCAGATTGATATATATAGCGTGTTTGATGTCGGTGAATCGACGGAGCGGCGATGACGGCGAGAGGTCGTCCATTTGATATAGTTTATTCTAATAAATAATATTCATACGATATTTATATTATTTATTAGAATAATATTCATACGATATTTATATTATTCATGTCAACTACTATAAACATCACCTTTTCAACATGCTTATATAATCTGAAAAATCGGCACGGTGCCGATAAGCATCTCGAATGGATGCGCGGGTTTATTCGTATTGTAAACCGGTTCTATCTTATTATTTATACAGATGAAGAAACGTATGACTTCATTGTGAATGAGGTTCGAAAATTATACGCAGAAACAGGATCGCGGATTAAGGTAGTCATCAAACCCTATACCGAATTTTATAATTATAAATACGCAGAATACTGGAAACGCAACAACAACAATCCGGAATGTAAATTGTATGGTGTCGCTGACTGGCGCTTGAATATGTTATGGTGCGAAAAGGTACATTTTGTACATGAAACAATAGAACGCCGGTATTTCGATACGGATACGGAGTATTATGGATGGTGTGATATCGGGTATTTCAGGGATACGCTGACAGGAAGGGTGCGAAACACACGGACCGCTTACAGTAAAATGATACGCGAGAGATGGCCTAATCCTGCGAAAATAAACGCACTGGATAAAAACCGGGTTTATTATGGATGTAATGTTCGTCCAAACAATATGTCTGTAGCATTAAAATATTATTCTGAACACATAAATACTGGATCAGAACTTCCGCGAAGAATATACGATAAAAGAGCACATTTCATTTCTGGCGGGTTTTTTATAACGGGTCGAGAGAAAATGAAATGGTGGGCGAACACTTTTCAAACCACACTTGAAAAGTATATCGCGTATAATGTGGTAATTCAGGACGACCAACAGTTGATTTCTGATTGTATTTTTAGACGGAATACCGGTACCAGCACCGGTTCCATTTGCGAAAATGATTTTTGTATTACGAAAGTAAATGAAACGTCGCCGGATAAATTATGGTTTATGTTTCGGGAATTATTGCTGTGAACGAACGAACGAACCGGTGAACCAGCGAACGAACCGACTTAAAACATACACCATTATTTCTGTATAATAATAATAATAATGATAACCGCGACGATTATGGGTGGGTTGGGGAACCAACTATTCCAAATTTTCACGACCATCGCAGCCGCGTTACGAAACAATGATACATTCTTCTTCATACAGCATGATGAATTGGAGGGAGGACATCGCTATACATTTTGGTCGTCATTTTTACGCGGTCTGCGACCGTATCTTACACCAATAAACGCAACCACACAGAAAATGTTCCAGTCTTTACCTACCTGGAATGAAATCGGGTTTCATTATACAGCCACCCCAACCGAAACCCTGAAATACCCGAAGCCTCTTCGTCTTCACGGTTACTTTCAGAGTGATAAATATTTCGCGGATAAATACAATAGTATATGCGAGATGATACAACTCGCGCAACAACAATTATGGATAAAACATATGTATTCGAATGAGTCGTGGAGTTCGGATTATGCGGGCAATCCTGCGAAAAAACGTATATTAGTAAGTACACATTTTCGTATAGGAGATTATGTAACGATTTCGCATATTCATCCAATTATGTCGGTAGAGTATTATTATCGCGCAATATGTCGTATTATCGCGTCCGTGTCAGCGTCCGCACCCGCTGATTCCACCAAGGCATCCGATCATGACGCCAAGGCGTCGTATACATTTCTCATTTTCTACGAACCCTGCGACAAAGAAATCGTCGTCAAGCAGGTCGCCGAAATAAAACACCGCTTTGCGACCGACGTCAACGGTCCCGCCTACGGGCGTGATATCCAATTCCATTTCGTCCGTGATACCATCGCTGATTGGCAGCAGATGCTTTTGATGAGCGTATGTGACCATAATATCATCGCGAATAGCACATTTAGTTGGTGGGGTTCGTATTTTAATGCGAACCCCGGGAAGGTGGTATGTTACCCGAGTGTTTGGTTTGGACCCGGTGTTTCACACGATACACGGGATTTATGTCCGGAGTCGTGGACGAAGATTGAGACCACGACGGCATAGACGACGATTGTATATTCTTGATACAATTATATCTTCTTCATATAATTATATAATGACGTTACAAATTACAGATGTTCTCTCGGATGCTTCCATCGAACACATTCTTTCTCGCCCAGAAGTCGTCAACGCAAAGATGCGAATCGACGCAAAGGAACGCGGAACAGAATATTTTTCACTTTCATTGACATCAGCCATAAAATCGCGTATATTCGACCGCATGGGTCTCGATTTAACCAATGTATCTTCGGTTCCTATGCGTTGGATCAAGGGAGACACGCCATCCCATCACGATAACGGTATCGCTAGTTTTACCAATACATATTTGACATATGTAACCGACAGTTATGGAAAGCTCATCGTGGATGGGGTCGTTTATCCGATTGCGCGAGGGCATGGTTATGTTTTCTCCGAGGGTCTTCCCCACGAAACCATTGGAACCGGGTCCGAACCCCGTCTTTTGCTCGGTCCGATGAGTGAGACCGGTTTTGCGGTGGGTCTTTCCGAAATACCGAATCCAGGCGGAACAACCGTATATTTACGACAGACGGCTGTAGGTCAAATCGTATCATATAGCACCGACCAAGAAACATGGGATGATTTTTTTTGGCCTTGTTCTTTCGTAAATAACAACCCATCATTAGGTTTATTACATATCGAATTTATCACAGATATAACAATTGACGCGACAGGTGTAGGCGGACAATACGGATATTTCCTTTGTGGGTCTGAAAGTATTCAGTTTGGTTCAAGAACATTGAAGTCAGATGGAACACGACCGATTATCACCATCGATGGTGTTACCGATTATCCCGGTCTCATTCAAAACGGCGGTATTAGTTCCGACGGCAGTAATAATATTTATGTTATGAATTTGGAGATACGTGCGTCGGGTGGAACTACGCTTGTCGCCGAGAGCGGATGGTTCGGACAGACGTATTTTGGAAAAGGAACAGCCGCGTCAAACAATATTATTTTGAATTGCTGTTCTACTGGCGATACCGGCGATTATGGCGGCGGCATTGTCGGACGATACACTGGACCCGTGAAACTCGTGAGTTGTTCTTCATCGGGTGTTATTGGAACATACGGCGGCGGTATTGTCGGCGCGGATTCGCCATCGTCGTCTGGCGCATTGAGTTGTGAGTCGTGTTGGTCTTCTGGCGTGATCGGAACATATGGCGGTGGCATAGTCGGCCAGACTACGGGAGCAGCGACTATCATCAATTGCTTTTCTACCGGCAATATGGCTGAATATGCTGGCGGTATCTCCGGGCGAAACTCCGGTGGAAATCACACCATCAGCGAATGCTATAGTCGAGGCACGATTGGAGACTGGGGCGGCGGCATTATCGGAAGTGGATGCGGTGAAGTAACTATCACGAATTGTTATTCGCTTGGCGCCATACCAAATGACGCAGGAGGTATTCTCGGAAACCTAGCAGGGAATACTACGAATAAAACGGTGTCAAATTGTTATATCACGGGAGCGACAACCCACGTTCTATTTGGATATATTATACCAGGATACAGTAATTTAACTGGGAGCGTTTCTGTTGTAGACGGCACAGTTTATTTGACAAATAACGCGGCAACCCCCGGTTGGTCAAACGCTACCGCGAATACTGCGCTTACCAGCTTCCCCGCGTCCCCTAGTGCACCAATCGGTGTCAAGTGGGTATATGCTGGGGCAAATACACCCTACGAACTTTTCGCGATGGGATATACGCCATATACACGAACGATGGTTGCCATGGCCAGCGTACCTCCCGCGATTGTGCGGGCGTTTAGTTCATCCGTCCTCGCCGGTTCTGCGACTTCTCCCGCCGTTATCAGCGGAAAATCATACGCTATTTTACGGACCACTGGCGGAGATGCGGGTTCCTATGGAACCATCACCGTGAATAGTTCAACCGGTGTTATTTCAACTACCGGTTCTACCACAGCAGGGACGTATACACTTACGATTCGGAACAACGGTAGTTATCATTATACGACATATACACTTATAGTTACGGCGCAATCCTATCGACCTTATTCGTTGTTCGGATTATTCACGAATAACGCACAGGTGTATTATAAACCGCATAGTCTAGCGAGTGGCGGGGTGGGTGGGGTGCGTAATCATCGGCGGAAGGCGAGGCGGACGTAACCGTCTACGGCGTAGCTATAAACTCCCAATCCAACTCAATACATATCTGCTTCCATATCTGGTCTTGTTCAATCCGTTTCTCGCGGTCTTTCAACATCGGGAAAAACGGCAGGAATTCGCGTCGCCCCAGTAATTCGCACAACTTATAAACCGTATAATAATAATTCAGGAAATTCACCCGGTCATCCGGGCAGAATTTAGCATACGGCCCCTGGATTTCCATAAACAGGTTACACAATCGGTCCTCCAAATCCGGCGTCATCACCGGTGGTTTAATCCCCAATTTATCTTTAATAAATGGAATGTGTTCATAATATTTATTAAATCCCAGTTTCTTCATAATCTCCTTCGCTTTCTTATCCGTGAATTGGGTAATCTCAATCCGCTCTTTCTTGATTTGCTGTTTGATGCTTTCAAGCACATGGTCCGGTATCGACGTGGTCTCCTTCGCCTGAAACTGTGCGAGAATTTCGCGGAAATGGTTGATGCGTTTATACGCGTAAAAACACGCCTCTTTAGGCGGTTCTTTATACGACGGTTTTTCATTATCGATAAGAAAAACGACATGCTTGGCACACTGGTTACATACCATAATCCCTTCACTTTCAACCGGTATCATCTCCCCCTGTCGACAAAACTGGCATATATCTGTAGGGTAGACATATTTAGAAATATCCATATACGTCTGGTCGATATTCGCCAGGTATTTTTCGACAGTATTATGCTGGATTTTAAAGAGCTCTTCGGTCTTCTTGGCCTCCGGCAAATTGAAGAACGCATTTAGGGATTTCGTTTTCATCGACCCTCCCGTCGTGATTGTTTTCTTGTTTTCGAAATACTCAAAGATATATTCGCTATTATGAAGGTAATAGTTTTTATAGTTCTGTTTATATTTCTTGATGCTGTCATTGATTTCTTTGATTCGGTCGCGAATTTCAAGGCATTCTTCAATAACGGACTTCTCTGATTTAGGAATATTGGCGCCGCCGCCGTCACCCTCGGCCGATATATCTTTACGCAGTTTTTCCAAACGTTGTTTTAGGGTGTTTTTTTCACTTTCAAGCGTCGGTATAACTGTATCTTCAATATTTTGAAATTCGGTTTGTAGCTCTTTATGTTTGCTATCAAGTGTAGTAATACTTCTTTCATCTAATATGATTTTTTTAGGCGGTTTATACTTGAATAACGACATATAATCACACACACTGCGACAACAAATACGTACACCTTCACTCACCCGTTAGTTAAATATGAATACTAGCGTAGTAGTAGTAGTAGTAGTAGTAGTAGTAGTAGTAGTAGTACGGAATCCGTTTGTGTATAAAGAGGTTTAGTAATTATTGTTTAATTGATATTTAGTAAAATCGTTCATTTTCGTAATTGTGTCGTTTTCGTAATTTTTTTTTCTTTTTGAATAGTATAACCAGCAATTTCATACAATGGGTGGAGGACTTATGCAACTTGTCGCCTACGGCGCACAGGACGTTTACCTGACTGGTAACCCCCAGATTACTTTCTGGAAGGTTAGCTACAAGCGTCACACTAACTTCGCCATGGAGTCTATCGAGCAGACTTTTAACGGCCAGGCTGACTTCGGTCGCCGCGTGACCTGCACCATCTCCCGTAACGGTGATTTGGCGTACCGCACCTACCTTCAGGTGACTCTCCCCGAGATCGGACAGCCCCTGAAGAACCCTTCCAACGGTGGCGTTTATGCCCGTTGGCTCGACTTCCCCGGTGAGCAGCTCATCTCCCAGGTGGAGGTTGAGATCGGTGGCCAGCGCATTGATCGCCAATACGGCGACTGGATGCACATCTGGAACCAGCTCACTATGTCTACCGAGCAGCAGCGCGGTTACTTCAAGATGATCGGAAACACTACCCAGCTGACCTTCATCACTGACCCCTCCTTCAACGACATCGATGGCCCTTGCGACGCTTCCGCTCCTCGCCAGGTTTGCGCTCCCCGCAATGCTCTCCCCGAGACCACCCTCTACGTCCCCCTTCAATTCTGGTTCTGCCGCAACCCCGGTCTGGCCCTTCCCCTCATCGCCCTTCAATACCACGAGGTCAAGATCAACCTTGATATCCGCCCTATTGAGGAGTGCTTGTGGGCCATGACCTCTCTCAACGACGCCGCCACCACCGTCAAGGTCACCTCCGCTTACAACCAGTCCCTCGTCGCCGCTTCCCTCTACGTCGACTACGTCTTCCTCGACACCGATGAGCGCAGGCGTATGGCCCAGAACCCCCACGAGTACCTCATCGAGCAACTTCAGTTCACCGGTGATGAGTCCGTCGGTTCTTCTTCCAACAAGATCAAGCTCAACTTTAACCACCCCGTTAAGGAGCTCATCTGGGTCGTCCAGCCCGACAAGAACGTCGACTACTGCTCGTCCCTCGACAAGGGCACCGTCCTCAACCGTCTCCTCGGCGCACAGCCCTTCAACTACACCGACGCCGTCGATGCCCTCCCTAACGCTATCATGGCGTTCGGCTCTCACGACTCCGTCGCCAACACCACCGGCTCTTACATCGACGGTTCTGGTCTCTTCAATGACGCCGGCGCACAGGATGTCTACACCACCCAAACCTCTTGGTGGCACGGAACCGACCCCACCAAGCAGTACGATCTGCCCCATTTTGGCGCCGGCGTGAACTCCGGTGTCTCTGATGCCGGCACCTTCGTTCTGGCCGAGACTTCTCTCGACATGCACTGCTGGGGTGAGAACCCAGTCGTCACCGCCAAGCTCCAGCTTAACGGCCAGGATCGCTTCTCTGAGCGCGAAGGAACCTACTTCGACCTCGTTCAGCCTTGGCAGCACCACACTCGCGCCCCAGACACCGGAATCAACCTGTATTCCTTCGCACTGAGGCCCGAGGAGCACCAGCCTTCCGGCTCGTGCAACTTCTCTCGTATTGATAACGCTACCCTTCAGCTTGTTCTCTCCAACGCCACCGTTGAGGGCACGAACACTGCCAAGGTTCGCGTGTATGCCGTGAATTACAACGTTTTGAGGGTTATGTCCGGGATGGGGGGTTTAGCTTACTCAAATTAATTGCATTTTTTCGACACGTTTTTTACAATACCTATTTTTATGAAAATATAAATAAAAATAAGTATTATACATTTATTGTTATTCATTCACACCACATTCAGTCACAATCATAAAACAACTCTACGATTTCGACAGTCTTCTCCGTTGCGTTTTCAGGGTTCGTCCAGTATTCTACTTGTTCGCACAACCTCTCCAGACGAGTGTCCCATTCTTTCTTCTTTGATTTCTTCACCGCCATTATACCATTTCCATTTTGAGCCCAGCACGAAGGAACACTCTCGCCTTTTTCATTGGTATAATCATCCGGATTGAACCGAATGAATATTATGGGCCGATGACCGACATCTTGTGATATTTGCATGAGGCGCTTGTTGTGACAACTACAGTCATAACTGATATGCTGATTCTCGTCCACTTCGATAACAACGACTTGATAACCGAGGTCAAGCATTAGATCTGGACGGCGACGCGAACACCCACCGGCCACCCGTGAATCCGCAACCCACGAAAATTTCGGAAAATGCGACGTAATATATTCAACAACCACTCGTTCCTTCGTCTTGAAATTTCGTGCGACCGGTTTGTCTGGAAACAAATTCATATAGCAATACATACAGTATCCATCGTATTTGTCGTGGGGGCGGGTTGAACACCACTCGCTCTTACAAGTTTGTTGTTTGACATTAACCATTCCGGGCTGTTTGTGTTCAAAACAATACAATCCGGTCGTTTCTCCTTCTATATTGAAAGTTGGTTGTTTCAAACAACCGGGATGAGGGCATGTCTTCGATGTCACATTAATCATATCCTTGGTTTTATGGACGACGCAGTGGGTGCCTCTGGTTTCGCCTGGAAGATTGTAGTTCGGCCGGGTGAGGCAGCCTTTGTGAGCGCAGAAGTTGTGTTTCACGTCCACCATGTTCTCTTTTTTGTGACCCGCACAGTAGAGTCCTTTGCTTTCTGTTGGAATATTGTATGTTGCTCTATTTTTACACCCGTCTTGTAGACATCCGCTATGTTTGACATCAATCATTCCCGGCATCTTATGAGTGACACAGTATTTTCCTTGTTGGCCTGGGAAATTATATAATGACTGTATTTCGCAACCAGGATGGATACAACGCGGAGTTATAACATTTATCATTTCGGGTTCTTTGTGTGCTATACAGTATTTTGCTCTGTGCCCGACATAATTGTAAATTGGACTTTTGATACAGTCGCCATGGCAACACAAGTTGGACAATACGTTTTTCATTCCTTCCAACATATGCGATTTACACCGAGACGCCTTCGCGTCATGTTTGAACTTGTATTTCGCTTCTTCTCCACACCCGTTCCCCGACGGGTCAACAAACGCACACTTAATCGGCATAGTTACACCATAGTATAAATCCAATATAAATAATGTAATTTCAATTTTTTGATAATGAAAAATTGAAATTGTTTCTTCTCTGCTAACGTAATCCATACACTCCGCTTCGCTTACATTCGTTCGACTTCACATTCGTTTCGCTGTACAATGACACTTGAGTTCCAACAACAACACGACTATATCACCCAGAAATATGCTTCCGGCTCTGTGACCGTGACCTTCAAACCTGGTCATACGAAGACACAAGGACGCACCGCAAATCAAATGAAAAACCCGCTCTGGGAAATCGCAAACACGCAAACCGGTGAAATCACAGATATCGTGATGTATTGTGAACCAAACCAATACATCGAATTATGCCCCACGAGCTATCAAAAAATACTGGAATACGAGACAAATCACAACAAAGGTGAAAAAATGACTTGGTATAGGACACAGCACAATTACATATCGTGTCATAGTAATGATGTATTCATCCATCAAGTGATTATGGATACATGGAGGCAAGGAGATTACACCACAAACACCAATGTTGTGGCCCACATTGACAGAAACCCTTTGAATAACCGATATGACAATTTACGCATCGCTACGCTACAAGAACAACAAAAATACAATTCTGCCTCTGGCTGTGACACCAAACGTGAGAGAAAACAAAACGCGAAAGAGTTGCCACTTGGATTGACCCAAGATATGATGAAATGCTATGTTAGTTATTATCACGAATGGTTGAATACAGAACATACAAAGAGCAGAGAGTTCTTCAAAGTTGAACATCCCAAGCTTGAAAAACCATGGATGACGAGCAAGTCTGAGAAAGTTCCGCTATTACAAAAATTGGAACACGCAAATAATGTTGCTAGCGACTTGGAAAAAGGCATCTTTCCTGATGCTACTTCGTCAGCCGCAACCGAAACAGTATCACTACCAAAATACGTATCTCTAATTGTCGTGCGTGAAAAACCGCACATTGTGTATGAAAGAAGACATGATGGTTCCCGTGTATCATTACGAATGATATTACCCGCAAATTATATACTCAAAGATGAAATCGTGAAGTTGAAAGAGAAAGTAGAAGCGAAATACGGGGCTGCGGCGATGGATTGAACCATCATCCGCCTACACTCCCTTCACCATCCCCATCCCAACCATCCGCCAAAGAACCACCGACACGACACTTCCGACGATGAAACCGTTGCCAGCCGCCTCCAATGTCTTTCCAAATAAGAAATACGCAACCGCGGGAAAGAGTAGGTAGGTCAGCACGGCGTAAAACGCCATAACACCCCCGTATTTTGTTATGTCGAAAGTGAGAATCATGTTGTGGTTATGAAGTATCGGGAGAATATAATTTTTTTACTTAACACGTCGTGTCGCTGCCGTCTTCCATCCCCGCCGCCCATATTTACAATGCTGACGCTGTGAGAATCCGTGCGGACGTCGGCAGTTGATACTGCGTTTGTATTTCAAAGACCAACGATGGCGACGAGTGGAGGAAGAAGGCATCTTGTATATATTAACATACTACTAAAACTCCGCCCGGCTCGGCTACAGCCCCCGCATCAGCCCCTCAATACTCTCCAAGTCCGTCAAAAAACGTGGATACCGGCTGTGAAACTCGCGCATCCTAGCGAAACATTCCGGGTAAGACCTATCCAATAGGTCCTCTGTTACATCCGCCCACCGATTCACGACCAAGCAAGGAAACCCCGTGTCGGGGTGATACAACCGGTCGAACACCGTATTCGTCTTTTCGACAATCGGAACGCATCCGAGGTAAATACATTCGTAGAACCGGTGTGTATCCATCCCGCACCCGCGCGGACATAAAGCGTACCTGCTTACCAGGGTTGATTCATAGACGAGCGTTTCAGGGACCTTCTCATAAAAAAACTCCGCAGTATTCCGTTTCTCTCGAGCTTCGCATAACGCAGCGTTATCATTGGCATCATTTAGATTATAGACGAATGATGACGCCGCTCCCCCCGAAAACAGGTCATAGCACTCCTGGCGCGACGGATGCGTCCATACACTGAAGCACAGTAAACATTTAATCGGGCGCACATGACCGGACATCGTCGTCCGCATCGACATCCCCTTTTCAAGCAGGTATTTATGATTGAACCGGCGATGCATCGCGACTATAGAACCGCAATCGCGTATACCGATTGGCATAATATGAATATTGGGGTGATTGTAAATATTATTCTGGATAAAAATGCGCTTACTTACGGGCAGTATTTTCTGTATAAAATCCCACGAAACCACCGGTTCTTCCATAATATAAAACACGACGCTGACATTACGGGCGCGTAATATCGCCACGACCATATGGATTGGAACCTGGGTTTCTCTCGTAGATATGAAAATCGAATCACCGTCGCGCAACTGGGCGGCGTATTCCGCGTAATCGTAAACCCCGACATCAATTCGGTTGGTATAACACAAAGTGCTGTGAAGTGCGAACCCGATTTGCGATAATTTGAAGATGAGCCCCCCCGATAATTCATGTTTCTTGCGTTGGATTGCGTTCATTCTTTTCGTTTCACTTCGGTGTGTATTTAGAGCGTTTTATTTTTATATGTTTTATACCGTCGATATACAAATGACCGAACCACTGACGCCACCGACGCCACCGACGCCACCGACGCCACCGCGTCGCGAGTATAAGCGCGAGAGAAAGCAAACCGCACAAATATTACCCCCCGGAATCACGCATGATATGATGAAGAAATATGTCGTATATTATCGCGAGATGACCTACCTCAAGGACGGCAAGCAGCAACCGAGAGAATATTTCAAGGTGGAAGCACACCCCAAGATAAATAAGCCGTGGATTAGTTCCAAATCCGTGAAAATCTCCCTAATCGAAAAATTAAATGATGCGAATCAGGTCGTCGATGATTTAGACGCGGCAACGGCAACGGCAACGGCGGCCGCCGAGATATCAACAATCACCGAGAGATGGGCGAAACGCCTGCCGAAATACGCAACGATGCGTATCGTTAGAGATACACCCACCGCTATAATTCTCTCGGCGAACTATGATAGAAAGGATAATCACAATGGATTTCGGTGGACGGGAAGTCATACATTCTCTTTGCGGACGGAGGAGGGTGCCGCCGATGGTGCCGATGACGCGGTTTCTCTCGAAATACAGAAACTACGAGAGAAACTAATTCATAAATACGGGTTGGATTTATGGGAAGTGTAATGCCTGCGCAAACACGGTTCAGAACCGATTCAGACCCAATCGCCGGACATCCCGTCAAGCACTGTCTCTGCGCCGCTAATCACGGTCTCAGCTCCATCCTTGACTGCGCCAAGAACATTGTGATGGGTGATATCGTTATAGGTATCGATACCGTGTGAAATGGTGGCGGCACCGTTGCCAAGAACGGAATCGCCGGCGAGGTGGGAGACGACGCCAAGACCGGTCTGAACATCGTGTTCGGTAATGTGGATGTGAAAGGTCATTCTTGTATTGTATATATACAATATAGATAATATTATTTATGTTATCTTATATTATATCTATCTACGTGTAAATGTTCCGTGTTAACAAACTACATACGTCTTCTATACCCACGAATATAGAACACGATGACACCCCTAAAGCACCTCGTGGAAAACGAAGCGATTTAACCGAAAAAGACTTGGAAGAGTTCACGCGTTCATTTTCATCTGTGATGACGACCGCGACGACCGCGACGTCGACCGGGCATTTAGAATAAATAAGATGATATCACTGATACCAATACATTTGTAAAAAATTGAAATGATTTTTTTCAAATACGATATACAATGTGCTTCACCAGAATCAATCAACCGCTTACAATGTCAAAGACGTTCAATACTAAGACCACCAATACCAAGACCCCCAATACCAAGACCCCCTACTGTAAGGTCTGCCACGATGCTGGCCGCCCCGAATCCGAATACACCAGCCACTACGTGAAGGATCAACCTGGACCTGATGGAAAAGTCGTGTGTCCGACGCTCCTGAACCAAGCCTGCCGAATCTGCCAACAAACGGGCCACACATCGACCTACTGTCCTCTCTACCGCCCTCGTCAACCCAACATTGAGCGTGACGAGCGTCCCCGTGAAAGCGAGCGCTACATTGAGCGTGACGAGCGTCCCCGTGAAAGCGAGCGCTACATTGAGCGTGAACCTCGCCGTGAAAGCGTGCGTGACGTCTCATTCAATCGTCTCCGTGAAGACACCGACCGTCACGAGCGTGACATCCGAGTGCGTGATGACGCGTACAACCGCGAACAAGACCGTCGTTCCAAACCTTGGCTTCAAGCCGCATTGTCGACGACAACGACGCACCGTGAACGCCGCGGACCCTACGCTCATCCTCATGGACCTCGTGTTCGTCTGGAACTCGAGTCGCGTGCGCTTTCATCATCCGCTGTCGCTCCTCCGGCTCCGGCTGTCGCTCCTGTCGCTCCTGTCGCTCCTGTCGCTCCTGTCGATGTCATGAAAGCTGACCTTCATCACGCAACCAACTGGTGCGACGAAGAGCCGGAGAAGATGGCCGATGAGATGTTCCAGGAACTCGCAAGGGAAAACTGCCACGACGACTACATCTCAAGGGCAGATGACGACCTGATTACGATGAGCCTTGGCGGCGGCAACATTCAATTCGCGGGATACGACTAACACACCGACGATGTCGACGACGACGACGACGACGACGACGACGACGTAATGGAATTATGTAAGTAGAAAAAATAAAAGTATGTTCTAACACTTTTTTATTGATATTCATCCGTACATTGATTGAACCAAAAAATTGAAATGTTTTTCTTGTATGAAACAACATATACAGCGACAGCATCGTGAATTACAATACAATGGCACAAAAACAACAACCTTCTGAAGAATTTATCGCGGAATTGAAGACGACGGACCAGGAAGCCGCAAAAGAAGCAGAAGAGCTCGCCCATCAATTGGAGACCCAAGAACACATTTTCAGCTACCCTGATGGCAGCGTGTATATGGGGCATATGCGTCACGACGGTAAACGCCATGGTCGCGGAACTCTTCGCACACCGGCGTTTGTATATGGTGAAATGAAGAATTACACCAGCGATGAAGCGGCTGAAAATGCGCATCTCGCCAAATGGCACGAATATTCTGGAACCTGGGAAAATGACAAGCTCCATGGACACGGAGTTCACGTCCAAAAATCCGGCGACGGAGGTGAAATCCTCATATTTGAAGGGATTTGGGAAAACGGAAAACCGATGAGGTCGAAATACCACGACGACGACAATGACGGCGACGACAAGAGCTGCGAACAAATGGACGATTCTGTATTTAGTTGGTAAAAGACGCGATGCGACCGCAATGGAAGAAATAATACGTAAGTGAATCTAACACTTTTTTCATGTCCACCAAACGAAAGAAAAAGTATTAGTAATACATACGCGCACACACGCCGCGCTCGCTCACACATAACATTTGTAATCAGTTCACAAACAGGTGAGGCCAGTCTTGTCTGTTATGAACAAACCAGCTGCCGTTGCCGTTCTTCTCGCGATGAATGCCCACGTAAAACTCGGGATGGGTCCATTCATTTCGGTCCTGTGTGACCTTGAAATACCGGATACCGCCGGCGAGAGGCTGGTTGAAGCGCATGATTTCGCCTTTTTCGTCCTGCGCGATACGCGTTTTCATAAGTTCAATCGTTCGCCTGGGAACGATGCGGTCTTGCGCCCAATCCTGGTGACGCTCGCTTTCTTCATGTTTTTTCCAGTTTTTGCTTTTTCCATGGTAGCCGCATACGCACGTCCAGGTCGACCACTCCATGTCAAATGACCATGGGCCGACCGCGTGTCTGGCGATGAATGGACACGCGGATGGCGCTGGATTTCGGAATGTGATTTCATAGGATTCGACGATTTTCTGGGTAGCCATGCGATTCAGATGGTTTTGTTCTTCTTGTGTAAGTGCGACCCATTGATTCGCTGTCATTTGTCGGTGTTCGGGAATCATCCGGGTAATACGAATCCACGTGTTGTAGCCGTAATGACCCATCAATGCGATAAGGTTGCTGTAGGAATTGGGACCGCCGCCGCCGCCGCCGCCGCCGCCGCCGTTGAACAAGGGCACCGACGCCGCGTAGGATGGGGGAGGGCCCGCAGCAGGAGGCACAGATGCCGGCGCCGGTGCGACACGATGAAGTGCTCCGAGCGCGTTCATTGCGGCGAGATACTCACCTTCGGGCATTTTGTCTTGGTGGTCTTCTATGACACGCATCAGCGTAGCCAGGTTGGGATTGACTGTCATTGTATATTCGTAATCGGGGGGGGGTGTGTCTATAAGACGCTGTATTCAGGATATTGTAAGAAAAGCATTTCAATTTTTTTACAATACATACAAATCAGCAAAAGTCCTTCAATGTAAAAACTGAATGGTGTGGCGTGTATTAGCACCGGATTTCGGTTTCGGTTTGAACCCGAATAGGGTGGTAGCAGTATTAAGGCCTTCGACGGCGGAGGCGATACCCCTACCCCCGGTTCTAACGGAACCGGGGACAGAAAAAGAACCAGAACTCATTTGTAATGACCCGCCGCTGCCGCCCCCACGCTTCACCGCCGCCGCCAACCCCGGGAAAACCACCGCGGCCGGAGTAATTAATTGTCCGGTCATAATCTGCGGAATCTGGTCGTATTTATTGACGCGCATAAAATACCGGAGGTCGCGAAGGAGTGAGCTCCACGTAAACGTGCGGATGCTGGCCTGGTTGGCGCGAAGGATGGCGAAGATGGCGTATGTGAGTGCACCGGCAAACGCGTTATTGATATATGCGTCGGCGGAGGTTTGTTCGTCGCGACATCCGCTAATCATATACACTTCACCCACGGTGTCGGTGTATTTACCTTGAACAAACGCTTTCTGCTGGGTGCGCCAGACAGGGGATGTGCGAGCAGTCGCGGGACGAAGAAGAAGGCTGAAATCCTCATATTTATACCGGATATCGCATCCGGTGCCGTTATGACAACAGTCCAGGATGACGTAGAGGCGCGCACCGCGGGGGACCTTGTTCACGAGAAGCGTACGAATCTCGTCATCGGTGATGACACCGCCACCCGCCGATGCCGGCGTGTTGTAATCCAGGGGGCAAAGACATGAATCCAGGCCGGTTGCTTCATCGCCATTGGTATCACGAACCAGGGTGCCGTGACCGGAGTAATGGAAAAAGGCTTCATCTCCGGACGCCATGCCTGCGACGAGGGCGGACAACCCGGCGAGGATATTTTGGCGGGTAGGTGCGACGGATGCGGGGAACACGGAGCCGCGATTGCCATCAGTAAGCATCGTAATAGCGCCGGGGGCATATCCTAAAACCGTGCGCAGATACGTCGCGACATTTACGACGTCATTATAGCAGCCATTTAGTTCATCTTCGGTGTTCCGGTAGTTGATACCAACGAGGAGGGCGGTGCGGCGAGGCATAAAAAATAATACGGGAACGCAGTTATATATTTAATGGTTATTATATATTATTCTTTTATAGTATTCACTCGGGTAGGGACAAAATAACATAAAAATAACATAAAAATAACATAAAAATAACACAATAACAATAATAACTCATATCTAATATAATTATAACGACAAAATGACTGATTGTTATGGTTATATTTATTGCTTATCTAATGAATATATGAACGGAATACTTAAAATCGGAATGACTACTACAACTACACCAATCATAAGAGCAAATCAATTATATACAACCGGTGTTCCTTGTAAGTTCAAAGTAGAATTTGGTAAAAAAGTAAAAGACCCGAAAAACACAGAAATAAGAATTCATACTATATTAAGTAATAGACGACTTCCATCTCGTGAATTTTTTGAAATTTCAAAAGAAGATGTTCGTCGTATATTCGAACAGTTTGAAGGTGAATGGTGGTCTGATAAAGAAAATATAGTTGAAAATCCGTTCATTCATTACGATGAATCGCCTGAAAATGAAAATGAAAACGAAGAAGAAGATAATGATAATAATGATAATAACGATAATGACGATGAAGATAATGATCGTGTTGATAATGATCGTGTTGATAATGATCGTGTTGATAATGATGATGATGACCCACTAATCGTCCTTTTGCGACAACAGAATATCGCGCTTACCGAGCAGATGAATATGATAAAGCAAAAAAATATTGACAGTATAAATGGTATACTACAAGATCTGGACGATGAACTTGATGCTCTCCGTGCTCGTATGACTATTATAAATGCTAAAAAACGTAAACTCCGTGAAGATGCGATATTAAATAGTGAACAAGAATGCACCGGTATTCGCGTGAAACTTGAGAGGAATCGTGTTTTTCTTGGCGATGATAATAATATAAGATCGCTTCGTGCATCCAGATGTGTCGAACATAGATCATCTGGTGAAAAGACAACAAGATCAGACGGTGGATTACCATACACCAAACCGCTTGGTGTTTTACGACCTGACAAAGATTATGAACTTTGTAATACTACAACCCGTTTTATGTTCAAAATGAATAGTAAAAAACAAGGTGTGTCGTGGTGCGCCTACTGCTTAATTGACAAGCCGAGTAATAAAATTTATGAGTGCGACGAAAACAACACAATAATCGGTGAGGAATTTGCGTCTCTAAATAAATTTTGTTATATGGTAAAAAGCCGAGCAAATTACGGTGGCTCTATGAAGCAAAATATTTATGATTCGATGAAATACTATGACAACAATAAGCGTCAATATTTATCACTACAGAATTTAACCAATCCATTAAATTAGTATTGTTTTCAGTAACCTTAATTATTATATTTTATCGCACCAATTCAAGCATCCGCCTCCGCCGCATCCGACACAAACAACCGGTTCATCGCGCAGACTTCCGGCTTATCCTCACTTCGCATCGCCGTAAAGATATGGCGCAGAATCGCGTCGTGGCGAACGCGGATGGTATAATCCTGCTGAATCGCACCGCGCCCGATACGCCCCATCGATTGAATCGCCTTCTCCTGCGACATCCCCTCCAAGTCTTTTCCGATATACCCGTGGCAGAATTGATAATTGGTTCCGTAGATATAGTCCGTCGCAGTTATAATGAGATACAATTTCTGATGCTTCGCAAGCGTCTTCATAATATCCGTATATTTCTGGTCGGTGGTATTCGTGATTGCGCCGATTCCCATAAGCAGCAGGAGTTTCCAATGTGATTCCACATTCAAAAGCATAATCTTTTCCACGAAATCGTCTTCGACAAACGACGTGAATTCATTGGAGATGGCGGTACGCGGCGTCCATCGCTTCAAGTGTTCCAACCGGTTGGGAACGAACAAGTCGTTTAGCGCGGTATATTTCACCGACTTCTTTAGCTCTTCGACTTTGACGTGAAGACGTTCGGTTTCGGGATTGATCCGTGTATCGGATGTGAATTTGCGCGTCTTCTTCTCTTCGCCGCCGCCCGCCGACGGGTCCTTGCTTTCGCCTTCGAGGTCCTTGATGAGTTTCTCCGTTTTCTCAATCTCTTCAAGAACGTGCGCATTGAAATCAATCGTCGCCATAATATCATCCATAACAACTGTCGGGATTTTCGCGATTTGAAGCATAAACGCGGCGACCTTATCCACATTTTCGGTGAGGTAAATCGTAGGTCCATCCGTGAGTGTGTGTGCGTCACTAGTGGATAAATTGACGACAGATGCGAATTTAGGTTTGCGAACCCCGACGAGCGTCTCGTAAATCCTGGTCCAATATTTGGGTCGGATGTTTTCAAGTAGAAGCAGGTAGTATTCCTTAATGCTCGTCATTGTGATATCGCCGATATCGCCGAACATATTCTCGGGGAAATAACGCTCTGATGTGATTGCGAGACAGCGGTTATCGTCGGTATCGGGGTCGGTGTCGGTGTCCTCCGGTTCGGCGTCCTTCACGCGGTCCTCCGGTTCGCTGTCGTCCTCCGGTTCGCTGTCGTCGCTGTCGTCGTCGTCGTCCTCGAAGCGTTTCGTCACCAGCCCGATGAATCGCAAAATCTCCCGCAAGTCGAAATATCGCATCAACGTTTTATACGTCTTACAGTGTTCAACACATTCAAGCACACGATCATAATCAGCCCCGAACATATAATGTGGAAGTTCGATGAATCCGCCCTGATTCACAATCGGAATAGATTTCTTGAAATCGTGGCTAATCACGCTGTATACATCCGCCCCCTTGTCATGAAACTTCACCTTGAAGTCCTGGATTACGCCCGCCATCTCCCCCTCGCGCGGTAATGTGGCCGACGACAAGACGACATTGGGAATGAGGTTGCCGCTCCAATTGCGGTGGATAATCGGATGAAGTGCGTGTTCGGGATAGTCCAGCGATATTGTCGGCTCATCCCAATACATCAGCAGGTTGTCAAGTGGGTGAAACGCCATCATATAACGCATCGCAAGTAAATACGACCGAATATCGCAAATCATAATCTCGACATTATCGCCGATACTGTTATCCACTTTACGAATACGACCGCTGCGTTTGTCGCGGATGACCTCCTTGGCCGCGAAATAATGAAGACGGATATCGTCGATATTGCTACAACCGAATGCGAACGCGATGCGCTTCTTCACGGAAATCGCAGCCTTCGCCAACGCCAGACCGACGTGACGCGCCGCACATACAAAGATGATTTTGTATTTTTCCGAGAGTCCAAGCGGGGATAGCGTCTTCCCCGTTCCCGTCGGTGCGATATAAAGCACCAACTTCGCATCGGGGCGTTTCATAATCGTGAATAGTTGTTTTTGATGGTCGTATAACTGAAAATCCGCGTATTTGAATACACACTCGTTTTGTTCGATGAAACGATACGCATTGCGGAGAAACCCGGCGAGTTCAATATCCGCACTGTATTCCCCAATAACGAAATTCGCGAAATCCACGATATGTGAATTAATATCCGTCACTGACTTTTGAAGCATGAGTTTCAATGTATAATAATGCTTCATCCATTCATTCGCGCCTATTGCGACTGCGCCCCCCGTGACGCCTGCGGCCGGCTTATTCTTCTTCGCTTCGACCATTGCCTCAATCGTGTCCATAATGAGATGGTCGTATGTATCTCCTGACCCCCCAAATGTAGTATTCATATTCTGGATACGCATCAAATCCACCTTTTTCATTGTTTTCTTGGATTTGGCCTTGACTTCAAAGACGCCGTCCTTGAATCCACCTAGCGCCAACACTCGTTCAACACGTTTCTTGAAATATTCGTCGAATAGATAATCATCCATTTCAGGCGTCATGGTTATTTTCAGGCGTGAAATTAGCGACAGGTGATGATTGAACACCCGATTTACATCGTGAAATCCGTCGATAATCAACCGCAGGATACGCATTTCTTCTTCGGGTTCCATAATTTCAACACCGTTCCATTCTTCACCGGTGAGTTTTGTTTGGATAAGGTGGGAGTCAGGGATGGATTTCGACGCAGTAGACGCAGTAGACGCAGATGACATAATAATAATAATGCTTCGATAAATGCTTACGCAATATAATACATTATGAATATCGTTTTATTTCTAATTCAATTTTAGCGAATTATAGTATTGTAATCCGCGAAATTGAATTAAATATACCAGTCTATTGTATATTACCCACCCCTCCAGTATTCATATAATGTCATCCGACCGCCAGCAGCAGCACCAGCCACAACGTGCAGTCATCGTAAGTTTTGACGGGAATATCGGTTCTGGTAAATCAACGACGTGTTATGAATACGAGCAATATCTCGCCCGACACACGGCGACGACGACGGTATTCCCAAACATAACATCATTCAGTGAAGAAGTGTGTTTTCTCGACGAACCCGTCGCATTATGGAATCAGGTATGTGACAAGGATGGGGTGAATATTCTAACGAATCTATACAAGGATATACGCGCGAATGCGTTCAAATTTCAGATGATGGCGTATATTTCGCGCCTTTCGTTGTTGCGCAAGGCAGTCAATGACCCAAAAATCAAGTTGATTATTACCGAGCGAAGTGTAGAAACCGACCGGAATGTTTTCGCGAAGATGTTGTATGATGTGGGCGATATTTCACATGATGAATTCCAAATTTACACATTGTGGTTTGATGAATTCTTGACGGATGTTCCATTGGCGGGGATTGTATATATTAACGCATCACCGGAGGTGTGTCTGGAACGCATCGGGAAACGCGCTCGCGTGGGTGAGACAATCCAAACGGATTATATTCAACGTTGCCACCAATACCATGAAGACTGGATTCGCACACGTGGCTGCCCTCTTCTGGAACTCCCCGCAAATGAAGACATTATCGGGACGCCACGACTTCTATCTGAACGGATGGAACGTATCACAGAATTTATTCGGGGGTTGATGTAAATGAAGATAAATATAATACGTGTTATTATACACGTATTGTATACGTATTATACACTTTTTATTCCAATGACAGATGAAACCGCGTGTTCATTTGTATCAAGCAGGGGATTGTTGAAATCATGTAATATACGTTCAATGAACCCGAAGTCAAGTTGTCCTGGAGATTTGGAATATATTCAGAGATTCGTTGACTCAGTCGCCGCCACGGCCGCCACGGCCGCCACGGCCACCACGGCCGCCACGTCAGTCTACGTATGCTCTGACGCATTTCAAACATTTATCGTAGAATACGCACCAAAGATTCAAACCCCGTTTATTGTTGTATGTGGCGATGGTGATAAAACAATGTTCCGTGAGACCGTCCCACAAAAACCCAACGCATTTCTTATGTTTGTATTGAACCCCTACCTTCGCGAGTTGTATTCGCAAAATATGGATATACAAAATTGCCGCATTTTCTTGAAAGAGCGAATAACAAAACTTTGGAACGCGAATGCGGTGATTCTAAAAAATGAATCCTCTCTTGAAAACGCAATTCACCGCGCATGTATGAAATTAAAACAAATACCGATTGGTATGGACTATCACACCATCAGCAGCAAACCAAATCACAGATGGCAATTGAAAAAAGAAACACAATACTCATCACCTGTCGCGCAAGAACAATGCCTCATTCAACAAATCCGCACGAAAATGACGCCGTTTTATCAACGCAAAATACAAATATATTCGAATGTTATGTTGTGTCTTGACCGTTTCAAGGACCGCTCAACTGCTATGTCGGCTATACCATCCGCATTATTACACCAACAAACGACTTTCCTACCGCGGATAAACACGTGGAAGAATATGACCGAATACGCATTTGTATTATCTCCATTCGGCAATGGTATGGATTGTCATCGCACATGGGAGGCGTTGTTATGTGGATGTATTCCGATTGTAAGAACGTCTGTGTTTCGCGAGTTGTTTGATGAACTTCCCGTTTTGATTGTAGAGAAATGGGAAGATGTCACATTACAATTATTGAAACAAACCGTATACGAATTCAAGTTGAAATATCAACAAAATGCGTTTCAGTATGAACGATTACATTTATCGTATTATACAAAATGTTGGAATCCATCCGCCGCCGTCGCCGCCGCCGCGATACCCCCGGGTGATACCGGTATGTAATTGACATAAATAAATGTGGTGTCTATCATATATAATCCGTCGCAGAAATGACGTCGTCGTCGTCGTCATCGTCGTCATCGTCGTCGTCGTCCTACACATCATCCATCGTATATATGTGGAACTTCAAACCGGATGAACGTGCCGCAATCCCGATGACATGTATTCATCAAAATAAACAGTTCATCCCCGAACACGTCATTGTCACACCCGCGGATATTATACCTATTCTCTCATCGTTCCCAGGCCTCCCCGAATTATGGGCGAAAATCCCCCATTGGATTGTCCGCGCCGACCTCGGTCGACTCTTGTATATCTACAAACACGGCGGGTTTTACCTGGATATGGATTGCGTCATTACAACGAATCCGTTCGGCCGCGGCGGTATAAACCCAAAATCCGACCGGATGATATTATTCACGGAATTCACGGTTAATATAGACGTTCTAGGGCCACGGGAATGTAAGAACCCGCGAAATGCGCTTCGTGTCGCCAATTTCGCATTCGCCGCGAATTATAAACGACACCCCTTTTTGGAACTGTGTATTCGCGAATGTATGCGGCGCCTTGAGGTATTGTTTCAGTCCAATCTTGACAAGTGGGCTGAGACGGATATTTTGTGGGTATGTGGACCAGATGTGGTAACCACGATGTATCATGAACAAGCTGCCGATGCGTCCGAATCGGACTCGTCTATCCGCCTGATGGAGCGCGGGTATTTGCGACACCTCGGATACGGGTCGTGGCGGGATTGAATACGCATTCCATACAATATGTTTTGAGGTCAAACAAACTTTCTTCCTTATAACTCGGGTTTTCCGAACCTTGTGCGTCACAATGAATAAATAATATATACTAAAGTCTAACTATTTATACGCAATTACCCAAACAACCATTTTAGTCCAGAGAATAGTCTACCACCGCTGCGGTCACTGTCGTGTGCGTCGCTGTCGCTGGCGTCGTCGTCGTCGTCGCCACCTGTTTCTGCTACAGTGCCATTCGCATTCGCGGAAGTTGGTATATCCACTCGAACATCTTCACGGCGGGGGTCTCTTATAGGATTGCCGTCTTCGATATACACGCCACCGCCACCACCACCACCGCCACCACCGCCGCCACCGCCAGTCATCGCCGCCAATAAAACGGACTTGGGTCGATACCGCAGAATATCGATTTCGTATCGTGTTATTTTGAATAAATCCTTTCCATAAATCTCGTAAAGCAGCATCCATTCAAATATGCCCCCGGTATAAATATGGACGTTGGTAAATCCCAGTTTTACAAGTTGTTCGTATTTATGTAATATTGTAATATCAGTGGAATTCTTTCCATATATGATAATCATCACGTTCGGGTTACTCATAAGACATTTGTTCATGAGTTGCTCTTCAATGCGTATATCCACTGTGGTTTTAATAAGACAGTGTTGAAGTGAGGGTGGGAGGGTATTTATTAATATTGTAGAGTTCGGAATATGGCTATTACGGTAAACAATCATCTGGATATCTTCATAACTCACTTTGGGAACAAGCGATACTTGATTACCCATGATTCAGTTCAATGAATCGAACTCAATATAATACTACTAGTGTAATAGTATTATATGTTTTTATCTTTGTTACGCCTCGCCGCGCCGAATCCATGAATCCATGAATCCACGAATCCATGGAATTAATCGAACGTCAATACAATGTTTACAAACTCCTTTTTGATGCTTCGGGTTGCTGAATCCGACAATTCCTCGCGCTTTTTACGCTGTTTCGCCGTCACTGCCGTCTCGGCCACTTCCGGTGCTGGGATTTTCAATTCACAGCCGTCTATTGTCGCGGATGACGTCTGGTGCGATTTCGCGATTTTACGAGAAGTATTATTCCGAATATTCATATCAGCTTCTATCGCGCTATAATTCTCCTGAATATAGCGAATCACTTCATTCTCAATCGCCCATTTAAAAAAATTCAATTGTCCGAGGGTGGTCTGGATATACGTCCCGTTTTTATAAGGCACATTGATTCGGTCCCAGCGACAGAAAGGGTCGAACCGCTTTTTCGAATATGCGCGGAGTTTCAGTTTATAATCCACGTATACTTTGAACCGTTTGGCGGGAATACTGGTCCCGGCGGTCCCGCCGATGAGGTCATATACCGTATAATGCTTCTTCGAATAATTGGTAACGAACCAATCCATAATTCGCAATGAGATATTTGTCGTTCCATTTATCACCGAAAGCATCCTCTCCATATTCTCGCTGTTGTTTTCATTATAGAACCGCAGGACTTTATGGAGCAGAAGGTCGTTCTGGGTATTATATATACTCGTTCCGTGGGCGTTCGTGTGCGGGTGTGCCGCTACGGCAGCAGCAGGAAGTATCGGCTGGCAATGTTGGTCTTTGTGTGGTTGAATACAGGCTAGCATTGCGGTTGTTGGGCGTAGGTGTAATAAACATATGAATAAGTATTTAAACCCGTTTGAACGGGTTTGGTCCCCGTTTGAACGGGTTTGGTCCCCGTTTGAACGGGTTTGGTCCCCATTTGAACGGGTTTGGTCCCCGTTTGAACGGGTTTGGTCCCCGTTTGAACGGGTTTGGTCCCCATTTGAACGGGTTTGGTCCCCATTTGAACGGTTTTCGCCTCGTTTGAACGGGTTTGGTCCCCATTTGAACGGGTTTGGTCCCCATTTGAACGGGTTTGGTCCCCGTTTGAACGGGTTTGGTCCCCGATTTAATCGGTTTTCGCCTCGTTTGAACGGTTTTCGCCTCGTTTGAACGGTTTTCGCCTCGTTTGAACGGGTTTGTTGCACCATTTACATGGGTTTTTTCTGCGCATTACGATATAAAACCAAACCGTTATGATATATCAGTATTACAACGAGTAGTCCATTCCATTCTGATGTCACTCGAACGCGCCGATTCTATTTCACCGCAAGAAGCCGCCCAGTATAAAAAGGCAAATTCGATGCTTAAGACAAGCGATTATGAAAGCGGCATTTCAAGTGATGATGATGAAAGCGTCCCAAACAGTAAACTTGTCGTGGATTTACAAAAAATGCCCACAGGACAATACGAATATTACACCGACACGGCTACTATAATGAATCAAATGTTACTGTATATGTATCATACGATAGAACATCTGGTTCATATACCCGAAAGCACCGGTGCCGACCTTTCTGTTCCGACCTCGTTCCCGCTGAAGTTGCGCCGCCGCCCCTACAAATACGACAAGGAGGATTTTTGCTACGCACAGATTGGGTTCGGCACCTATAAATATACATACACGGTCCCCGAATCAAAGACCGAACCCGAAAAATCCGCCGAGTTTTTAATCAATTACCGCCAGCAAGAGAAAATCGTTGGAACACAAGACGCACCCGAGAAGTTCGAATATATGACGATTCGCACGGATTCCCCAGTCGTATTTCATCATTTTTACCGCGAAAGCGACAACTTCCTTGAAAACAATGAACAAGATGTCAGCAAACTTCACGTATATGTCATGTCAAAGTACGGCGAATGGATGCGTTATAACAAAATCCCCTCGCGCACCCTAGACACCGTCTATTTTGACGAGAAACTAAAACAGAAAATGCGTGCGGATATGATGGACTTCCTTAAGAAGGAGAAGGAATATGACGAGTTCGGGATTCCGTATAAGAAGAACTACCTCCTCACAGGTATTCCCGGTAGTGGTAAGACGAGTATCATCAAGGCGATGTGTAAGGAAATCGGGTATAACTTGTGTATCTTTTCGATTAACCACGACACGGATAATAATACCGCCCTCGCAGCATTCCGAGATATCCCGCCAAAGTCCGTCCTCCTCTTTGAAGATATCGACTGTCTGTTCGAGAAACGCACCGGAACACAGGAAAACAAGAGCACATTCACGTTCAGTAACCTCCTCAACCTGCTTGACGGCGTCTTTTTCCGCAAGGGGCTTATTTCATTTATTACAACGAATCATCCGGAAAGTTTGGATCACGCGTTATTGCGCCAGGGGCGGACGGATATGATTATCCATATGAACTACCCGAAGAAGGTGGACGTCAAGCATCTGTTCCGTGATATGATGCGGAAGGAGGAAATGACGGCGGAGGAAATCGACCGCGAATTTGACCGGTTTTACGATCACATCAACAAGAAAACGATTACGATGGCGGGGATTGTCGGATTCCTGTTTCGGTATCGGCGCAACTGGGCGGAGAATATCAATGAATTACTGGACGCAGATAAGTTCATCAAGGAGGTGACGCGGAATGTGGAGGACAGTAAGTTGTATTCGTGAGAAGAGTTGAATACAGCGCGCGAAAAGAGTCGTTTGTGTCTTCTATGGAATGATAGGAATAACCTCTACAACCCGATTGTTTATTTTTGTTTTTGTTTATGTTTATGTTTATGTTTATGTTACGCCGTTTTGACTTATTCGGCGGCGGCGGCGGCGGCGCGGCGCCCCCAGTCCTTACCGCGCAAATATACTTCAAAAAACATTCGATATTATTACACGGATTATGTGACGCATTTTTTATATTATGTATCATAATCTCACCACCTGTTAATTCATCCAGAAACTCCCCGATATGCGATGGAATAATCGTATCATCTTCGCCAAAGCAAATATGCGTTGGCACCTTTTTATAGACGTCCAATAGTGTATTTATGGCAGGTGTATTCCAATACGAATAAAACGGTCGTAATGTAATCAATCGTTGTAGAATCTCGTGTCCGTTATTTTCGTTATTTGTAAAAAAAGACAACCAAAACTCGGTTGTGACCCCATTCGACCCACCCCGCGCAATGTATATCAACAAATCGCGCGAAATCATCGGAAGATGAAACAATGTTGTTGGTAACCCCGCCTTGAAAAATATCCCCCAATAATATCCATATATACCGAGTGTTGGAAGAATACCCGCAGGGTTCAAAAGCACCAACCGTTTGACAGGATACCGTTCAGCCGTATAAATGGAAAGAAACCCGCCGAGAGAATGCGCGACAAGTATCGTGTTTTTCATGATATCCAACGCAATAAGCGTATTCCCGATAATATCCGCGTAACATCGAACTAATGCTTCATTGCTCTTATGTGTATCCATATCGATACACCCACTTATCCCAAAATTCGGTAAATCGATGGCGACGCATTTAATATTACTGGGTATGTGTTTCATAACATCAAAAAATATGATAGACGCACTGGCGGTTCCGTGGATGAAGACAAATACGTCGTCGGTGGCGTCGTCGTCGCCGCAGTGAGATGGACTAGCCCCCCCCCCCCCCAGATGTAAGACCATGTTCAGTCACATTGTCTTTGATTACGCAATGTATTTTAACACCTGAGACATCCACCGTTTCTTCGCGAAACCCGTAGGTCGATACAATATCTGACATGTGTTCGGATATGTGTCGTTTCATTTGAGCCGACGGCAAAAACATCATCACCAACAAAGATACTCCTATCACGATATAACTGAAACATGAAATACAACCTATACCAACCCAAACCAGCGAACCATAAATATAATTCGTTAAGGACATATATGTAGTAATAACAACTTCCCTTTACTACTCTATCTTCCGAAAAGTGAATTGCTTCCCCTGACGAAATCTCTCGGAGTCCATCGTTCCCCTCTTCAAATTACAGTCTAAACACGCAATAACTACGTTCTTATCATTATGACCGTAGTCATTATCGATTCTGTCCAGCGTCCATTGTTTCCGGCACATGGATTCCTTATAGGCGATCAGGCAAATCTCTCGACAATAATAACATAAGAGTTCACATGACACCAGAAGTTCAACGATTTGGCCGGTGGTGATAGAGAACCGCGCATCATAGATAGCGTGTTGTTTATCTTGGTAAATATAGGCTTTACGTTTCAGGTCAATCTCTCGGAGGATGTGCGGTAGGGTGGTTATCGTAGATTCGGGTAGAGGCAACAGTCCGAGAGCCTGGTCCGGATTCGGCGTCGTCTCTACCGACGCCTTTAATACCGCCAGTCCGAGGGCCTGATTCGGAGCATAATACTCATCCGGTATCGCGGACCTATTCTTCGGCACCTTTTTCTCAATGACCGCGGCGGGGTCCGCCATTTGCTTCATTTTATCCTGGTTACGTTTGCCAAGAATGTCGATTTTCTTCATATGAAATGAAATGAAATGAAATCGAATCGAATAGTGTGTCGCAAACGATACACTCTTACAATACAATACTACTAAATACGTGCGTCCTCGAACGCGTCCTCGAACGCGTCGTCGATACGACGTGTCCAATATTCAGTCGTTAGTTTCTTATAATTGAAGGTTCGTAATGAAAACTCCGAGAGAATTTGATTCAGGAAATCTCTCGAGAGATCCGACCACCTATCTACCACGACCACCGGGAGGTCAGTGTATAATTCTTCTATTGCGGTAGCACCTGGGATGCGCCGCACAATAACAATACAGCCAAGCATAAGCGCCTCCCACGTGCGTATCGTATCCAGGCCATTCCCCCGCGGACTCGCGACAAAGGCGTGTTGGGTATACGCACCCCAGGTGTCATACCGGTTGACTGGAGATTCCTGAATTGACAGTATATCTCTCGGAATCGTATGAAACGCCGAGAATCTCTCGGCACCGCCATTTCCATCCAGGTTAAATTGGAAGTTAATATAAATTCTCGGGTCAGTGCGTCTTGAAAAATGAATGACCGATTCTCGCAATTTCGAGAGGTGCCGATCTTGTGTATAGGCTGACGCGACCGGCGTATTCGTCCATGATGTCCGCACGGCAAGCGTCCAGTAATCAATTCCATACGGAATCGGTGTTATTTTCGCATGCTCTGTTGGTATCCTAACGCGGCAGTTTCCGGCAAACCAATGCCGGAATAACGGCGACGGACACATGTCAAAAAAAGATCCAACTACTGTCTCTGGGAATGTAAAGTCATCCATACACGAAATAATAATATACGGTTTATTGGCCGCATGAATATGTGGTTGAATATCGCGTTGAAAACAACCAACTGCGTATTCGTTTTGTTGTATTAAAATAATAAACCGAGAATAGTGTGCGACAATCCGCGCAACCTCTCGGTCATCCTGATGCGGAAAATACATGGTCCGGTGAATAAGCCCGGTTCCGGTTCTGGTGATTGGACCATGCGTATAATATTCGTATATACCGTATATTGAAAAGTTTGTGATTGACATGAATGAATGAATGAATGAACGAATGAATGAATGAACGTTGTGTGAAATGACACGACTGAGTATCTTTAGTTTATTTTGAAGAGATAAAGTTTAAGTAATATTCTTTAGTATTTCATAATCGCTTCACAATCACCAATTTCGGCACAGGTTTTCCCAATATCTGCCGCAATCCACGCGTATACCACACCGGCGTCCCGCGTAATTTCCCCCATTTTGCGATCCGGCGCTTGGGTTCGGACAAATAATAACTCCGGTAGGATGCCACCGCGTCGTAAATATCATATCCTGAACTCGATGTGCGAACTTTATATTCATCTGGCATAGCAAGCGCGAAAGGTGTCATTATTCCGGGGACCTTGACGCGCTCAAACACTGCGGCCGGCGGGATATTTTGGCGTAAATATTGGGCGACAATATACGATTTGTGCTGTTTCTGGGCGGGGTGAGCGTATCTGTATTTCCATTCGGCGTGCATGGCGTCGATGAGGTCTAGTGTCCAGACAAAGTTGGCTTGAGATGCGCGGCACCAAATAGTGACAGGATGGTTTTTATGTGCGATTTTATAGACACATGGGTCGATACCGCCGCCGCTGCCGCCGCTGCCGCCGCTGCCGAGTAACAGCCGCTGGGTTGTACATAACATCTGGACTGCCTCCAATATGATTTTCGCAATATGCTTATCCATCATATATTCCGCGGTCTTGGCGGGATCCAGCGAGAGAATGAAGAGGTTCATAATTTGATGAGTCTAATGTATCTGTCACGCTTATTTAGATATATAATTTAGAATTCAATTTTATTCAGTCCATTCTATTCAGTCCATTCTATTCAGTCCATTCTATTCAGTCCATTCTATTCTAAACGATATAAAAGTATTTTCTCTGATTATATCATAAAATGCCTTTGAACCCTATCTCCCTCGTTGCTTCTGCTGCTGCTCGCGCGGCTCACGTTCGCGTCTCCGGATCCGTGTCCGGTAACGTCAGCTTCTCTGCTGGTGGTGCTCGCCCCCACGCCAAGGCTCCCTTCACGTATCAGTCTAACGGCTATACGATGAATGCCAGCGGCCACCTGGCTCACCCCACGCACGCTGCTCAAGTCGCCGCCAACAACGCTGGTGCTCTTACCCGCGCCGAGGCTGGTCGTATGGGTCTGCCTCTTGCTGGTCGCCGTTAAAGCACGCTCGTTCCTTCGTCACTCGCTAGCTAGATACATACGATATAAAACTAAAATATTGGATTATATCATAACCTGCTTTGACACACTATCCACCACCGATTTAATGACCTCGTTGAGTTTCTCCGCGTCCGCATTCGCTCCTGAAGAGAAGCGATTTTCCTTTAGCAAAATCATCCAGCCCATCCGTAAAATCGGCCAAGTGGCCGGTAAGGTTGCCAATATTGCTGGTAAAGTCGCCGTTGTTGCGAGTATTTTATGAAAATTTTATGACAATTTTATGATAAAATGATTTTATGATAAAATGATTTTATGTCATGAAATCGATATAAAAATATAATCTGTCGATTTATCATAAAATGTCTTTGAATCCCTCTTCTGCTTCTGCTCCCTGCGCTGGCCTGTCCTTCTCCGGAAGGGCTGTCTTCGGTGCTGCGTCCACTGGCCCGGCTCACAAGGCCGCTGGCGCTGGCCCCGACGCTATCAACCTGCTTAACGCAGGACGCCCCGTCCAACCCGCTGCCAAGTTACTCGACAACTGGTTTAATGGCAACTCGACGAGCGTGAATGTCAACAATCGCCCGAAGGCCGCAGTGGCCCCTGTTGTCGATAATAGCCGGATGATTCGTTCATTTGTGGCGATGTAAATCCATAATATACAAAAAACGACTTTAAGTCATCTTACTATATTATGTATACCTCATAACATTCAGCACGTATAACATATTTCATAATGCCTAGAAAAGCCTCTGTAGCACCAGCCACTCCCGCCTCCGCCGCCACTCCCGCCTCCGCCGCCAATCCCGCCGCCACTCCCGCCGCCACTCCCACCGCCACTCCCGCCTCCGCCGCCACTCCCGCCGCCACTCCCTCCGCCACTCCCGCCTCCGCCGCCACTCCCGCCGCCACTCCCTCCGCCACTCCCTCCGCCACTCCCGCCGCCACTCCCGCCGCCACTCCCGCCGCCACTCACTCCGCCATCGCCCGTTCAGATCCGTCGTTGGGGGGCGGAACCCCCGCGGAAGACCAAGCCCTCAAAAACATCAACTACAAGAATATGCTCCTTACCGGAAACTATGGTCTGCTTAAACCGGATGTCGTAACACATCCCAATATCGATAATATTCTTGAAAACGAGAAGAACGCGAATAAAAGCGACCCCTGGAATAAACTCGATAAGTCGGCGAAGGTGGTGAAACTGAAGGAATATGCGACACGATATGGCAAAGAACAGGATTGTAATGACACCGAAATCAATGGTCTATATCGGTTTCTTCTTGCGAATTTGGAACAGAAGAAACTATTGCGTGCGAAAGATGTCGTATATGATAAAGTAACCGGAATTGTTACCAGTATTCCGTGCTTGATTTATCACGCTGGACTTAAAAAATTCACGCTTAAACGATGTGAAAAGCGTCAATCTACTTTGAAATCACTCGCGCCGACGACGAATATGTCGAAGAAGCGTAGACTAGGAGCCGACGTAGTGGACGCATCGGACGCGGCGGACGCGGCAGCGACGACTGCGGCAGCAGAAGCAGCAGAGTCATGATATCTAACGCATGTATTGTAATTGATAAAAATACACATAGCACAGATAAAATTGAATTAAATACAATACAATACGATAAATTATATATATTGTATTGCGTTATACAATGAAGAGAATTATTAGAGTAAAGGCCACTCCCGTCAAGAAAATACGATATATTGATTTGTTTTGCGGATTAGGTGCGTTTCATACAGCATTCAACACATCTTCACACTTTGAATGCGTCCTTGCGTGTGACATTGATGATGGTGTGCGAAAGATATACGAAGCAAATTACGGGATCGCTCCATTTGGGGATATTCGGAAATTGGATATACCGAATATGCCCGATTTTGACCTTTTATGTGCCGGGTTTCCTTGTCAGCCGTTCAGTATTGCGGGAAACGGAGAAGGATTCGAAGACAAGGAAAAGGGGAATCTCTTCTACGACATATTGAATATCATTGACGGCAAGAAACCGAATATGTGTATTCTTGAAAATGTCAAAAACCTTAAAACACACGACGAAGGACGAACCTATGACACAATCACGTCCGAATTGACGAAACGCGGGTATATTGTATCGTCGCGTTGTTGTAACGCGGTAGATTATGGCAGCCCACAAGCCAGAACACGAATATTCATTGTCGCGTCTCAGACGCTATTTACAATACCAGAACCAACTATCTCATCGTTTACATCGGTTTCGGAAATTATAGATAAGCACGCGCCAGCGGGCGCTCCTACTCCGTCGGAGAAAAAAGTGGCGATTGAACCACCGACACAGCGGTTGAAATTACAAAACTACGAATTGATTGAAAAGGCGGGGGTGTCTAAACCCGGAAAACCGCACATATTATATGATCTACTCTCAAAGTCGACGGGAAAGGGTGGGCGACAAGGAGAACGCGTATATGATATTGAGAATGTGGGAATAACGGTTTGTGCGAGCAGCGGGGGGCCTGGTGCCAAAACGGGACTATATAAAGTAGGCGATGTTATACGTCGTTTAACCGTCACTGAAACATTAGGTATGTTCGGGTTTCCAATCGATTACAACTTTGCCGGAACAACCGACGAGAACTCGCTGTTTTATCTCGGTAATAGTATTGTAGTTAATGTGCCGCTTTCATTTGTCTCGACCCTTGAAACGTATTTCGGCGTCGGCGTCGGCGTCGGCGTCGGCGTCGGCCTCAGCAAGTAAGAGCCACGTTCGTAAATAGTGCGTCGATGTCCTGGGTCAGCACCATCTTTGTTTGTATTTGGTTTGGTTTTTTCTCACCCTTGGTTCCACCCTTTCGTTGAAGATATATGTTTGGAGACAAATGGACGCATGTCCTCTTTGAAATCACTGTATCATGTAATAAACTTACCAACTTGCCTACAAACACGTCCTTTTTCGCGATGGACAGACGCATAATCTCCCCTGTATTTCTGTCACTTTCCGTTTTGATGAAGTAGTCCGGCTCCGTCGTAGGTTCGGAACCCAGAATATTCCGTTTCAATATCTTTTCACTTACATCCTTACTTACTGTTTTGCGTTCCTTCGTTGCGTCGTGGAGACAAACCGACATCAATGTCTCTGTCAGTTCAGGCGACTCTGTGTCTATTTTGTCGACATCCCTGCGATCAATCGAAAACCCCCGGCTTTTTGAATTTGCGGCTCCGTTGGCATTGATTGCGGTATTCTTCAATTGAATCATCGACCACGTCTCGTCGATAAATTCGATTTTGTTGTCGCTTTTGCTGCGTCCCTCCACCTTTGTAATGCCGTTGGGCTTGATTTGTTTCCCGAAATATGACTCCAATGCGTGAATGATGTTGGGTTGCGTTGTCATCATAGTCTCCGCCGTAAACCCCGATTTTGCGATTTGGCTTCCGTTTAATGCGATTGCCGCCACAGCCGCCACTGCCGCTGCCGCCGCTGGCACTTCTCCGGTGATGTCGCTACTGGTCTTCATCTGGCATTTCTTGCTGTTCTTGTTGTGTCCGACCATTGTACAAATACTGCAAACCATTTCTGATATATTCTTCTGAACTACCATTTTATTCATTGTGGTATAAGTAATTCAATTTTTTAGTTTTATGTTATATTTGGAGATATCATAAAACTTATTACTACGCATTCATTTCCGTCTCATACGCCGTGTCATACGCCGTGTCACACGCCGTGTCACACGCCTGACACGCCTAATCCGTTTTATGCTACTACCAACCCCCCGTGCCACATTTAAACTACATTTCGGTCCACACACCGGCTTCTGTAACTTGCTCGTTATCTCGGCTTCATGTTCTAATATAACATCCACCATATTCCGGTAGAACGCCCTAAATTTCCCGCGGCTCTTTCGTAATTCAGCGAATGTAAACCACTTTATTTCCGCCTTTTCAAGCAGACCGTTATGCGGGTTCTTCTTCGCGCCAGGCAGATATTTCTCAAAAAACCGGTAATTATTCAAATAATAATCCTCCAGTTTCTCGTCGTAGTCGGTTTTAAAGACGATGGTGGTGTATGATTTAAACAGAAGCTCCGCGATTTTGTTCCGGACAGCGACCTTTTTGAGCTGGGATTGCGAGCCGAGGAGTCCATTGAGTTCCTCGCTACCTTCGCGTGTAGCGACATCCAACGGCGTCTCGTTCGGTTTTGAACCGCCGCCGAAGTCGGCCCAACCAGGCGTATCATTGAGCTCATTCTCTCTACCAAATAATAAATAAATTGTGCCTTTATGGACGGCGGCGGGCAATAAACCGGCGCCAACCATTATTTCGTGTGTGCCCTTGAAATACTTACTATACCTAGATATAATATTGTCAACGTGTAAAATTGATTGCGCTTGTTATTATTATTACGAATATAAACGTATTTCTTAATTATATAGAATGACCACTGACGTCAATGCTAAAGTCAATGATAGCGAATATAGTGGACTATCTAGCGAGCACAATGTCGGATACGCAGACACGCACACCGACACAGATGCCGCATCCACCGCCGCACCCTATTCCATACTTCCGTCCGATGAAGATAGAGAGACAATTATCAACGACGCGCTTGATGAATTGGCCGAAATTGCGCGAGAGAATATACTGGAATTCAAACGCGAAGACTTTAACGATGAAGATGTTGTCGGCTCATGGATTGACAGCTACTTGTGCGAATACTTCTCGGAAATGATTCCGCATCGGTCCGATTACTCAACCGCTACCGCTGCTGAAGCCGAAGCTCTAAATGATGTCCTCGACGCGTATATTTGCGAGTTATATGATGAACTCTTCGATAGATTTTATGAGGAAATAGCGCCGGGGCGGGCTGTCTCCGTCGGCAATTGCGCTCTCGCCTCCGGTTCCGATTGCGCCTCCGGCTCCATCGCCCCCGTCGGCTCGGTTTTCGCCCGAAGTTCCAAGATTGAGTTAGACACTGACGTAATCCGTAAGATGACACAGAAAATCCAGACATTGCGTGAAAAGCCGCAACCCGACCAACGAACGCCCGAATGGTATGCCCGGCGTAATAATCTCATCACCGCAAGTGCTGCTTCAAAAGCGTTCGGTTCACAAGCATCCGTGAACCAGCTCGTGTATGAAAAGTGTAAAAACTATGTCACGGCATCCGGGACAGCATCCGGGACGGCATCCTGTCCGCCGTCAGGCCCGCTTCAAGGTTCAGTGAATTCCCCGCTTCACTGGGGGCAGCGATATGAACCACTCACCGTGATGGTCTATGAGCGCCGGAACCAGACAAAACTCGGCGAATTCGGGTGTATCCAACACGATACATACCCCTTCATTGGCGCATCACCAGACGGAATTAATATCGACCCTGCGTCGCCCATTTATGGCCGGATGGTTGAAATCAAGAATATCGTGAACCGCGAAATCACGGGCAAGCCCAAAGAAGAATACTGGATTCAAACCCAGATTCAAATGGAGGTTTGTGACCTGGATGAATGTGATTTCGTAGAGACACGATTCAAGGAATATGATAGTGAGGCTGAGTATCTAGCGGACGGTGTCGGAGGATACTCCGCCAATGGAAACGAAAAGGGAATCATCCTTTGGTTTCAAACCGCCCCCGCACTTACGCATCATGGATATGTATCGCAACCGATACAGTTATATGAATACGCACCGATTGGGGTGACGGCGGAAGAATACGATATATGGGAAGCGTCTGTATTTGAGAAACACAAGCGTGATCGAAATATCTGGGTGCGGACGATTTATTGGTATCTGGATGAGTATAGTTGCGTTCTGGTGCGTAGGAATAGGTTATGGTTCTCGGAGGCGGCGCTGGTGCTACAACGCGTCTGGACGATGATTGAAGAAGAACGGCAGACGGGGTTCGAACATCGTGCGCCGAAAAAGAAGCCAGCGGGGGCGGCGGCGGCGGGGGGCGGACCAAACGGACCGTTGGAATTCGTTAAAATCGTGAAACTGGATACGGCGATTGTAGACGCTGATGCGGTCGACCCTGGTGCCGATACCGTATCACCCGCCACAATAGAGGTAACCGCAACGAAGATGGCGACGATGATGACGTATTATAATAAATCGTCGGGGTCGTCGGCGTCTAATTACGGCATGAAACGTCCATCAGACGGCACCAAACGTCCATCAGACGGCACCAAACGTCCCTCGGACGTTTTAATCAAGTGTTTCAAAATAGACGACCTTGAATTGGATGAAAGCAAGGTCTAATAAGATGGACACGCACACGGACAATAAAAACATTCCTGTTTCTTTTTATTGTTCTTACCTACGTTCTGACCCATAAAACCCCACCCGGCGTGCAGGGCTATCCATCGGCAACGGCTCGGGGACCACGTACTCCGCCGGCGTCTTCGGTGCGTATAACGCCCCACACATCCCCGCAGGCATACACGACCCATTATCTGGCGTTACCCAGTCACGCACATTATTCGTCGCTTGGTCGTAGTTCGCGAGATTCGCAGCCACCGGGTATAATTTCGAATTGTTCGTGGAGTTATTCTCTCGGATCACGACGCCGTATCCGGTCGTGATTTTAGGATACTCCGGGTATAACAACGGTTCATCTACTTCGCGCGGGTATTCGCCGGAAGGAACGCGGTCGCCACTAAACCCTTCTTTAGCGGCACTGAAATCGTGGATTGCGGAAATAAACGGACCCGCAATCACCACCGCGACAACAAGCAGGAACAACGCAAGATATTCATTACAGTATTTCATTTCTCTGGAGTAAGAAAGAAAGAAAGGGTATAAACCTGTTGTTTTCTATATATTATACACTAGATATTAGAATATGTCTACTACATCGACATCGTCGTCGGATATGCACGTCATTAAACGAAACGGCGACCGAGAGATTGTCGCATTTGATAAGATACTCGCCCGCCTAAAAACACTCGGCGCACAAGCCAAAATAACGGCCGTGAATTATACCACCCTCGTCATCAAAATCATCGACCAGCTCTATGACGGAATCCCTACCACGAAAATCGACGAACTCACCGCCCAGCAGTGTGCGATGATGTCGGTTCAACACCCCGATTACGGCACATTGGCGTCCTATATTATTATTTCGAATGCGCACAAGAATATCCCCGGCGGATTCTACGACGCGACGCAGGTATTATATGAATACCGTGACGCGAACAATAAGCATGTCCCGATTATTAGTAAGGACCTCTGGGATTTTCTACATTTGCCAGTTGAGGTACCGGGTACGACACTAGGCTCGACACCGGTGTCTATTGTCATCGACGCAATAGAAATGATGATCGACCATTCTAGAGACTATCTCATCGATTATTTCGGATTTAAGACCCTCGAGCGGTCTTATCTGATGCGTTGCCACGGGGCAGTCGTTGAACGCCCGCAACATATGTGGATGCGCGTCGCACTCGGGATTCACAGCGGGCGAAAAGACACCGTCTCCGTATACGAAACGCTTGTCTATATTCAGAACACGTATAATGCGATGTCGCAGAAATATATGACGCATGCGACACCGACGCTGTTCAACGCAGGCACCCCGCGTCCTCAATTGAGTTCGTGTTACCTCATTGCGATGGAAAACGACAGCATTGACGGGATTTTTGATACACTGAAAGATTGTGCTAAAATATCCAAACACGCTGGCGGGATCGGGCTTCATATTCATAATATCCGCGCATCGGGGTCGCATATCCGCGGGACAAACGGCGCATCCAACGGCATCGTCCCGATGTTGCGTGTCTTTAATAATACCGCACGATATATCGACCAGGGGGGGCGACGCAACGGGAGTTTCGCGATTTATTTGGAGCCGTGGCACCCCGATATTGAGGATTTCTTGGAAATGAAGAAGAACCACGGCGATGAAGAGATGAAAGGTCGTGACCTGTTTTATGCGTTATGGGTGCCGGACTTGTTTATGGAACGCGTGCGTGGGGGCGGCGGCACGGGCGCGACGACGGGTGCGACGACGGGCACGGACATGTGGTCATATTTCTGCCCTGATGAATGCCCCGGCCTCGCGGATGTATATGGCGACGATTTCCGCGCGTTATACGAGAAATACGAGCGGGAAGGCCGCGCACGCAAACAAGTGAAGGCACGCGACCTGTGGCTGAAAATACTGGACAGCCAAATGGAGACGGGAACACCGTATATTCTGTTTAAGGACGCGGCCAACAAAAAGAGCAACCAGAAGAATGTAGGGACGATTAAGAGCAGTAATCTGTGTACTGAAATTATGGAATATTCGGATGAGAATGAGACGGCGGTTTGTAATTTGGCGAGTATCGCCTTGAACAAATTCATAGATGAAGAAACCAAAGTTATTAATATGGCAGAACTCGAACGCGTCACCGCCCTCGTCGTAGACAATCTGAACCAAATCATCGATATTAATTATTATCCGACCACGAAAACGCGGACGAGCAATCTGCGCCACCGCCCCATCGGAATCGGCGTCCAAGGACTCGCCGACGTTTTTATGATGATGAATATTCCGTTCCATAGCGAGGAAGCCCGGGTCCTGAACCGCGAGATTTTCGAGACGATTTATTACGCCGCAGTCAATGCGTCCATGACCCTAGCCGCACGTCACGGAGCATACGAGACATTCCCAGGTTCACCCGCATCGCAAGGTATTCTTCAATTTGATATGTGGGGCATCGACCCGACCTCGAGCTCATACCCCGCACCGAAATACCGCACCTGGAAATACGACTGGTCCGCCCTGAAATCCAAAGTCCAGAAATACGGACTGAGGAATTCGCTGCTTCTCGCGCCGATGCCTACCGCGAGCACCTCCCAAATCCTCGGGAATAACGAATGTTTTGAACCGATTACTAGTAATATTTATACCCGCCGCACCCTTGCGGGGGAGTTCATTATGGTGAATCGGTATCTTATTCGCGACCTCATCTCGCTTGGAATGTGGAACGAACGCGTCAAGACCAATATTATCGCGAACCAGGGGAGTGTCCAATATATCGACGCACTGCCTGACGCACTGAAACTCAAATACAAGACGGTATGGGAGATGCCGATGCGGCATATTATCGATATGGCGGCCGACCGCGGGGCGTTTATTTGCCAGAGCCAGAGTATGAATTTATGGGTGGAAGAACCGAATTACAATATTCTCACATCGATGCTCTTTTACGCGTGGAATAAGGGGCTGAAAACGGGGGTGTATTACTTAAGGAGGAAAGCGAAACACCAGGCACAACAATTCACGGTGGAGCCGGAGAAGGCGGGGGCGAGCGGAGCGGGAGAGGAGGATGATATCTGCGAATTTTGTTCGTCTTAGAACAAAACAGCGCATGCCTATGCGCTGGAATTCTGCTCCTCGTGAGTAGAACGGCGCATGCCTATGCGCCGGAATTTTGTTCGTCTTAGAACAAAACGGCTTATCGCACGAACGTGCGATTGCCGGAATTAAATTGAATTCTATTTCTAATGATGTAACACATCATACATCTATCAATGCTTCATTCGCCGTCATTCAAAGAAACCCTATCCGCAGTGATGTCCGTGTTTAAACAACAAATATACAAAACTGATGAAGAACGCATTGTCGCCGAATGGACCGCACAACACAATTTCCGATTCCCACCACCTCTTATGAGCGATGACACCGATGTCGCCACTGAAGTCTTCCAGTCCGAGAGATTCCGTGTCATCCATGAAGAACCGCGCCCGAATACATTATTATACCTCCTACTTTCACAATATAACCCATGGCTAGATTGTGAAATGACACGACGCAAACGCACACACCTGAAACCGCATCTCGGCGAAGTATCTTGCGCGGTATTGGCATCCTCCTCCTCCTCCGCCGCACTAGCATCAACAGCCGCAGCCGCAGCGGCGGCGTTCCGCAACGAAACCACGATTGATATCGCGAATCTATATTTATGGCCGCTTCTTCATTCACGGGCAGATGAAGTCGTTGCGTGCCGCACATTTGCAGACTGGCGGCGTCTCTTCGCGCGAACAATCACACTCGCATTCCCGGATTATAATGAATGGGTCGATATCGCCACCACCAAACCGTCAGCGTTTGTATCGGTATCGGAACGAAAGATGACTATGTCATTCCTCAAAACACTGAATCCAGCACGGACATTATACCTTCTAACGACACGAGCTGGGTTTTGGCCGTATGGTTCGTCGTCGCATGCCGCAGCAGACGGCATTGGTGCCCGCGCACATCGATGGTCGCTGTCGCTGTCCAGCAGTGTTTCGAGTCCTCATACAACGACCGGACTGTGTTCCATCAAACCAAAAATAAAAGAATACAATGACGCGACCGAGATCGAATGGTTGGTTCGCGCCGATTTTCTAAAAAAAATGAAACGCGTCCATTTGTATATTGTGTCGTCTACGACGACATCCGCGGCGGCTGCGTCATCATTCGTATATGATTCGGATAGTGATTGATATCATCATCAAGACATCTGGACGTAGCACTTCAAGCACAGTTCTACATCCACTTTCGCATTGTGAAGCCCCTCCGGGGCGGGTGCGTCGGCACCGAAAAGCGCGTAATAAAGTTCCACGAGTTTCGGGAATTTGAACGAAGTCGACCCGTCATCCCATACTTTCACCAACTTACAAATGGGCGTCCCCTGTCTCATCGTACAGTATTCGACCGGCGGGAATATCGTGTGAAACATCCTCGCGCGGTAAAGCTCCACAAGAATCATATTTTTGTCGAATTCGATATTGTGAGCGACCATTTTGCCGCATCGATTGGCGGCGTGCTTGAAATCAAACAACGCGACATCCATGGAGACCCCCTTGGCACGTGAGAGCTCGCCGGTAATGCCGTGGATGGCGGTGGATTCTGGTGAAATCGGAATATGTGTTCCGAGAGATATAATGTAATCTTTCTCTTCTTCAATCTTCTTGGTCTCGTCGTTGTAAATCACCCAACTCAATTGGATAATATGAGGCCATTTGTCGGTTTGATTCGTCGGGGTATTTCGGGGAGGGAGGCCGGTAGTCTCGGTATCGAAGATAAGAACGCGCATGTCTAACAATATAAAGAAACACAGGGATTGCTTTATATTGGAATTTAATATCAATTTTATGGATAAGGATGAATAAATATGATGATGATATAGAAAGTCCTTACTTCAAAAAAAATTGAAATACTTTTCCCCGGAGTAAACAAATGATAGGTTACATACATCAAGAACAAGAACAAGCACAATGACATCATCAAGGCAAGAAGTGGAGTGGCGGGTTATTATCAATGCCGATAATTGGGACCAATCAAAATACGAAAGGGAATGGGCGATGCGTCCAGAACAAAAAAGATTCGCCCAGACGAAAGGAACTGCCCGAATGGTAGTGGTTCCTCGCAAAAATGAACGTATCAATTTTGTCATGAAAGGTGAAATTGTGATGAGAGGATATGTTGAGAGTGAGGGTTTCATTCAAGGAGAGATACATAAAGAAGAACATTCGTGCGTCAAAGGCACCCTGCGTGACCGTCCATGGGACCACATCAATGAATACGCATGGGTAAAAATAACAGAGGTCGGATTGAATGAACCAATCAAACGCACCGGTCAAAGAACGTGGGCTAAAATGCCACAATAAAATTACAAAAGCATACTAACCTTTTTTTATTTCACACCGCCGGTCTACCCGCACAACGAATTCCCGAACGCAACCACCGCCAGGATACCCAGTACAAGACCCGCGTGATAATTATACTGCATCGTGCGATAAACTGTCAACCACGCCGCCGTTTCTTCGCCCGACTTCAGATGAAGCACCATCCAATCACTCTTCGGCGACAGAATGTAATAAAAATAATTCACGCTAAATGTGACGGCCGCAACCATACAAAGGAGTCCACCGCGCGGTCCGCCACCGCCGCGTGACCCTGATGGGCCAAGGAAATACTTCCGGCAGCACATCAGCAATATCATCGCCAGGATGAAACCTAGAAACAGTCCCATAAAATAAATCCCGCGGCGTTCTTCGGCTATCGCGAGATACCGGCGTTGATTCTCTGGTGATAATTTCGAGATGAAATCCTGGATGACCCCCCCGGACCGGTGGGCGAACCCGCAGCAGTAAACATTCGCGACGATGAAAATGAACGCGATGGCGCAAGAAATGGCACAGACCATTGTGGTGATGGATGGACGAATGTAATATATGTTATATATATAAATAAAATTGAATGATTTTATAGGTCTTGATACGACGTATGATTTGTATACCATAGAGTATGTCCGCCACCATCAAACCCACCGCCGCAGCCATCGCCGCCGCCGCCGCCTCGAATTTAACTCCAGAGTTCGTGCTTGGAATGCTTTCGAATATCCAAGATAATCTCAGTGAATATCAAGCCAAAGTACTTGAAATGGAAACGGAACTCAGGACACTGAAAATAGAAAATAACCTATTGCGAAAACATGTTCGGGAATTGACGACGACGCCGCTGACGCCGACACCCGCACAGGAACCACTGCGAAGAGGATTCGGTGGGTATGGACCTACGGAGTTCTAGATTATATCGCAGGATGGCCGTTCGCATTCATTCATTCATTCATTCGAACGACCGGCAGATTCCATACGACCTCCTGTGCCACTGTGTAATCCCATGCTCACGTATCCCATCCATATGTTTTTTTGCACCATACCCCTTATTGCCGCGTAGTGAATACAGTTCATCCAGAACCGGATATTCATCGCACAGTTTTTCAATATAATCATCACGTGCGACCTTGGCGAGAATCGACCCGGCCGCAATACACGCATACGTATTATCACCGCCTTCCACGCATACATGCCGGTAATTCTCGATTTCGCTGGTCCGTTGATTGAAATTCCCCATCGGGATGAAATCGTTGCCATCGATGAGGAGGAGGTAGTCGGATGTAGGTATAGGTGCCGGTGACACTGTAGCCCCGTGGTTTTTAATCACCGTGTTTATCGCGGTTCGCATACATTGAAGCGTCGCACGCCGGATATTCAGTGCGTCAATAACCGCGGGTTCTTCATAAGCGACGGCCCACGCGACGGCATGTTGCTTGATATAGTCGGATACTTCGCGGATTTTCTTCTCGGAAGTGAACTTTTTACTGTCTTTTAGAAGCGAGAAGTCGAATGACGCCGCCGCCGCAGCCGACGACGCCGGATGAGGCAGTATCGCAGCGCCTGTATAAACGCGTCCAAATAGGGGTCCACGTCCCGCTTCATCCACGCCGATTTCATATTTGTGCGTCGGGGCCGTGGCCGTGGCCGTGGCATCGGCGGCGTCGGCACCGCTTGGAATATACGACGTCGAGAGAATCTTCACTTCGCGTGGTTTCCTGGGTTTCTTGGAAAGAACGACGCCGCCGACGCAGCTTCCTTGTTCGGCCATTATGTTGTATCATTATAAATACTACAAATTTCATTCAATTCTTTATTGAAAAACTTTTTATAGATATATAATATTACATACAATACAATCGCATCGAAAACACAATGCAACTTACGAAAGTCCATCTTTTACTCATTTTATTACTTGCGTTAATATTGGCATCCAGTTTAGGCAACTACGTCCGCGATGGATTTACAGCTACCAAACCAAGCGATATTCCTGACCCATTGAAGCCGGTCGCAACGAAAGACCTTCCGTCGAATACGAAACTCCCGACAAACACAAAATATGACCCTACGATTAATGAAGGAATCAGTGCATCATCACTCGGGTCGCCTGTATCCGCTTTATCACCTAGCACATTTCCCATGAATACACCCGCGGGCATTCCGGGGATGAATAGCGTGAGTGGCAACGACCAGGCTGGAAAGGGCGGTGCGTCGGGCGGTGCCAATGGCGGCGGCGGCGGGTCCGACGGCCATCAATGTCCACCTTGTCCCGCTTGCGCCAGATGCCCCGAACCGGCATTCGAGTGTAAGAAGGTTCCCAATTATTCTAGATCAGAGGATATCAATGCTCCGAAACCCGTGATGGCGGATTTTAGTCAGTTTGGGATGTAGAAGCGAGCAATCGAACCAATAAAAAAGTGTTAGTTTTTATTGGTTTTATAGCACAGGCGAGCGGAGCGAGCAGCACAGGCGAGCGAGCGGAGCGAGTGAGCAATGCGGAGCGAGCGAGCAATGCGAACAGGTTATCCATGTGTGGGAAGAACATCATTGACGTCAACCGCACCTGCGTTTCGAATTTGAATGAATTGATTGATGTTGTAGTTGTTTATGATATTGTAGTTGTTTATGATATTGTAGTCCTCGTCTTCGTCGTCGTCTTCGTCGTCGTCCTCGTCCTCGTCCTCGTCCTCATCGTTGTCGTCCTCGTCGTCCTCGTCCTCGTCTTCGTCGTCGTCGCCGAAATAATCCCGATAAATCGCCGCAAAGTCATTCACGGGAGGCGGAGGTGGAATCGCGACAACCGCATTCGGATCGACACCGTCGTGTAAAACCACATTGACAACATTGCGGCATTCGTGTCTTCTGCGGCGTTCATCGTCAGCGTCCGCGGTGTCCGCGGCGTCCGCGAACCGCATCGGATTGAATCCATCCAGGAAATATCCGTACAACAGCGAATTCATCTCGGTGTCGTCCGCCAGAAACGCGAGGATACGAGACTCGGTAAATTCCTGGACGATGGCATGCGCAAACATGCGGTTGATGGTATGATGCCGATTGCTTCCCTCTCCGTATTCCATTTCGATGAGGTGTCCGTCGTAGAATTGCTGATGGGGGGTCACGTAGACGATGAAGACCGCGCGATGAACGTCGGGGGTCATGTTTTCTTCCAACAACATCGAGACCTCCAACTCGCCCGCATAGGGCACCGTCCTGGTTTCATCTTGGTCGTAGTCCATACATCTCTGTGCGTAGGGATACACCGGTTGTTCGCTGCCAAACAACGCAATCCAGTCTTCGGGGTCGCACATCTGAATCGTGCGGCACTGGACCACGTTGTCGCCGGTATGATACCCGTCGGTGTTGTTAATCATCGCGAGACGGTCGCGGAACCTGTTGCGGATATCCGCGTTGGTGTGGTATTCGGCCGCACGTTCGTCCATTTCGTCCATTTGGGCCATGACATTGTCGTAATGCGCAGCAGCGGCGGCGGCGGCAGCGGCGGCTTCTTCGTTCTGGAACTGGTTCTGGTTCTGGTAGTTCTGGTAGCTCATTGTATCGTATCGTTCGTTCGCAAGTGGGATGAAACTGTTATATGTCGTATTGATGGAAAAGCATTTCAATTTTTTCCAATTTCATTGAAAAAATCGTGCGTAGCCGTGCTAGCATCCAATTTTTTCCAATTTCATTGAAAAAATCGTGCTAGCATCCAATTTTTTCCAATTTCATTGAAAAAATCGTGCGTAGCCGTGCGTAGCCGTGCGTAGCCGTGCTAGCATCCAATTTTTTCGTATATTTTTATCATTTATTTTCGTTTACAACGAGAACAGACCACCATCCATCCATCCGCCGCCTCTGCTGCTGCTTCGGTTGCGACCGCAGCGGCGCGACGTTCCATATATGCTCGAGCAGCTGATGTAATCATCGGTGTCGTGTCCCGACGCCGTCCTGCGCGAATATTCTCCACTGTATCGTGAAGTGGTGAATAGTTACGAACATTCCGTGCTAGAGTAGGTGAACGCGGAATACCGATAACAGCATTAACAGCATCCGCAGTCCGAGGTATGAGCGCACGATGTTTGACCCGTAATTCTCCAAACAGGTGGTCACGTGACGAAATATGGTTGGCGCAACTGGGCATCGATGTCGTCACGTATTTCGTTCCATGTTTTGGCGCCATTTCTGCGGTCACCATCCGAGGTTCGATTGCGGCAAATGACAGAAACGCCGTTGTGAGTCCGTCATTGGATAGACGCACCAAGGTATGTCTGGCGGTTTTCACGAACTTGGCGTAGCCTTGAGTGGCACCGTCAAATAAATGAACGATGTCGTAACTGTATAAGTGTGGAACCATAGCGCTCACGGCGCAAACATCCGCACTAATGAAGAAGCGTCTTGTGGCGAATGTTTCGTCGCCGCGGTCGTCGTAGTCGTCGTCGTCGTCGCTGTCGCGGTTTTCTTCGAAATCCCGGTGTATTTTCATAAGCTGTTTACAGTAACGCCAATATGCGCACATCATTCGCGTGAATTCGGGGTCGCTGCGAATCGTCTGAAGACCGACGAACCCGCGTTTGTATTGCACGACGACGTCAAGAAGACGGTCGATTTGCGCAGTGTAGGTTTCCAGGAGCTCGGTTTTGGTAACCGCCACGCTTTCGGGGGTCACATCGGCGGGTGTAAAATTCTTAGAATTATCATTGCCGATAATGTTCGACAGCGACGACGACGACGCAAGAACACGCGGCAAGTCACGGTAGTATCGATTCCCGACCAAGATTTCGCACGCAAGCGTCGAATGGGTGTATTTCGCGGTAATTTCCGCGTGTTTTTTCGCGGTTTTTATGGTATGCGCCCGGGCGCCAGTGACACCCGTCCAGCGTGCGATAAGAAGACCCGCCAGCCCCGACATCGAAACAAGGTGGTGCTTTTGATACGCGGTCGTGCGGGCGTCGTCGTTGGTGGTGGTGTATCGTTTGCGACACACTCCTCCGGTGTCGCGGCGCGCAATGAGAACGCGGGTGGAATCGAGCGACGCACAAACGAGTGCGTGGTGGCGTGGGAATGATTTGTTGATTTGTGTATGAGGATTTTGTTTGGGGTTGGTTGATGACATATTTTCGTGGAGGTAGAAATCCTCGATAACGGCGGCGGCAGACCTGGAGGTGGAACGAATATTCCAAATGTGAGACATACCATTACCGAGGGGGTGAGAGTATTCCGTCGTGACGGGAACGGCGGGAATAGAAGTTGATTTCATCGTAATTCTGGTAGAGAAGCGGGCGAACTACCATTTGGATGAAATCAATAAAAGGATTTCAATTTTTCTCCCGGAAAAATTATTTGAAGAATCAATTTTTCCTGTATAGACAGGAAAAATCTACTTGCGACCCTTACGTGAAGACCGACGGTATCTTGAAGAACGACGTTGCTTGGTCTTTTTGGCGGATTTGGATGACTTACGACCCTTATTACGACGGGTGCGTTTGGTGTTTTTGCGGGATTTGCCACCTTGACCTCTTGCTATTATGGCTCTACGTAATGTATTTACATTGTTTTGTCTGTCATTCCGCACCATAACCTCTAACAAGGCTCTCATCCTGACGTTTTCGACATCAGCTGCGGGATTCTCTGCCACTGCCGCGTCCACCTGTTTCTGTGCTTCCTTCAATTCATCTTGTGTTGGTTCACGTTGCGATTTAACCGTCTTTGGGGCTGCTGCCGCTGCTGCTGGTGAGGGGAGGGGGTCATTACCCTGTATTGAAACGTCCACTTGTTGCGCCCCCTCTTCCATTCCCCCACCGGCTACTGCTGATGCTGCTGCTGCTGCCAGCTGCGCTGATTGATCATCTACTTTGTCTTGTTCATCAGCTAATTCATTAAGCAGACCAGGTAACACTACGAGTTCCACCGCCTCCGCGGCCAAGTTCGCCCCCTCCGTTATTACCTTGGCGACCTTGGCGACCTTATCAGTCGCAGCAGCAGCAGCAGCAGGACCAGAAGCCGCCTTCATAACGGATTCAATCATTCCGTCTTGAACTTCAATTGCGGCTATTAATGATTTGTTACGTTCTTCATTTGCGTTTACTGCTGATTTAGGTGGCTGAGGCATAACCTCGACAGCCTGACACGCTGAACCACCCTTCGCAAATAATGACATAACCCAAGTTTTAGCTCCTGTAGCCGCTCGTTCGACCACTCTAGGAACTTCAACTGGTTTTGAAAGAACATCTACATTTATTGTTGCGATTTTTTCTAATTTACTAGTTTGTGTATTTACATCTTGACCGGTAGTCCCAACATTTAACATAAGTCGTGCTACTCCTTCGGGATTTGCCAGGTCATCCATAATAAAAAAATCAAACGTATTTTTCGTCGGGGCCAAAAGTGCAGATAATTTACATCGTAGCATCAACAAACTAAAAAAATCTTTAAATGATTCCGGGGTTGGATAACCAAATATTTCCCGTAATAATTCCATTATTTCAATTGGAGTTTTTTTTTCATCCGTTTTACTAGAAATAAATCTAAGAACCCACTGAACCCTATCCGTCCAAATGCTGTCAATTGAAGGAAAATTAAATGTGTTCCGACCTGGTGGCACAGATTGTTCAAAATAATTAGCACATCTTTTTAATTCGGTAGAAGCTATATCGCCAAAACGTTGTACCATTTCACATTTTAACGCATTTTTAACAGTTTGGGTGATATACCTATCCGGAATAGTTAATATACGCCCAAACCAACCTTCATTATGGCGAAACCATTCCAGTGCGGCGTCTTTCTCTTTTTTAGTTGCGAATATGTCACCCATTACATGGACCCTTTTATTAAACTCTTCAAACACTTTCGAATCTCGCACGCCCGGGGGTTGAGATTCTGGATCGACCTCAGCCAAATTCGAGCCAAATGAATCCTCCATACCCCCATCACCGTGTGGTTGTTGTTGATGTAAAAGTCGACCCAAAAGGTCGTTATATCTTGATAATACATATTCAGGACTAGACTGAACCAAATGTTCTACATTTTGAGCCGTTAATTCACT